GTTTTATATGCAGATTTTATTTCTGATAGTAATGCAGATTTTGGTACTTTGAATATGGATAAGCATCAAATCATAACTGGAGAAAGAAGTCTTGATGCAAGAACTATCTTTAAATTAAATTCAAGACGACCGACACAACATCTCGTACCAATGGAATTTACTTATGCGTATGCTATTACGACACATAAGGCACAAGGTAGTGAATGGGATAAGGTTGTAGTATTAGAAGAAGGTTTCCCTTTTGCTCGTGAAGAACATGCAAGATGGTTATATACTGCTGTTACAAGAGCAAGTGAACAATTGGTATTAGTGAGGTAATAAATATGGAATATATTCAAACTAAATTTGTAAAGGAACTTTTATTCTTGAAAAACATATTAATTTAAATAATTTTTTAAATCAAGACGAACAAAAAAGATTTTATGATTTAAAAAATACTGATGAAAATGAAATGTCTGATAAAGATTTTAAATGGTATGAAGATACTTTAAATAGAATTAAAGAAGAGTCTGATTTTGTTGAATCAGAAATAGTTTCTTATGAAGTTGATGATTGGGAAGAATATGAAGATGAAAATCAAATCATTAAATAAAATATATACAAGTTATTTTTATCAAATCCGTAACTTCAAACAAAATATGATACCTATTTCAACAGCAATGTATGATCCTTTTTGGTATCAACCGCCAGAAGGTCAAGAATATTATATTGATAAGAGAGGTATTATATGCGGTTTAAGATATGAACCTCTTATAGTCCAGAAATATGGAACATGCAGCTGCCCCTGCGAAAATAAAAACATTCTTAAAGGGAATTGTTTTACTATGCAAGAATATAGGCAATTACTTGAAACTATTGACTTTGATAAAATGATGAAAGCTTTTGAATATTGTTTAAATAAATTTAATAAAGATACTATTATTTTAATTGTATATGAAGCACCTAATAATTTATGTAGTGAAAGAAAATATTTACAGGAGTATTTCAATGAACATGGAATAGAGTGCAAAGAATTAGAATATCCAATCTAAAAAATTAGAATCTCTTTTTAAAGAAATCTATTTATAATATACGCATGTTCTGTTACTGTCTCAACGGAAATATATAATAATGGTATCCATGAAGAATGTGGTGGACATTGGATATATGAAACTGCTGTAGGTCATCGTTATTCTACAAATTTTGTTTATTATTGTGATAAATGCGGTATGACAATTGAATTTACTGATAAATATTGAGGTTATAAAATATGGATGAAATTAAAATAAATTTTTTTAATTGTGAAAATTGTATTCATAAAAATGTTTGTAAACATACTGAAATTGATGCGCCAGAATTTATAAACAAAATAACGGGATGTATTGATAACTTTTCATATGATAAAAGTTATTTATATGTACGAATTGCATGTGAAGAATTCCAGGCTTTACCACAAGTTCCACGTGGTTATTGACAAAATAAAAAATATATGTTATAATTATATATATCAAGATAAGAAGAGAGAGGTATAAAAATATGCGATACGGAAAAGTTATTAAAGGTCAATATATTGGTAGAGAAGGTAAATTTACTAAACCTAATCATCTTGGATTAGTAATGTTTTATCCAAAAGAGGGCGAATATCCTTATCGTGTATGTTTAAATAAGAATGATGTTAAAGAGGTGATTAAATGATTCGATTCTCTCCTCATAACCATACGGAAATGTCGAACTTCCGTTTACTGGATTGTATAAATAAATTACCCGACCTTGTAAAGAGGGGAAAAGAAATTGGATTGGCTGGGCTAGCTGTTACGGACCACGAAACAATAGCGCAGTCTATTCGTATTTGTAAATTACAAAAAGAAAATCCAGATTTTAAAATTGCAATAGGCAATGAAATTTATTTAACAGATACTCGTGATAAAGGAATTAAATATTATCACTTTATATTAATAGCAAAAGATGCAATTGGACATAAACAATTGCGGCAGTTGTCTTCAATAGCCTGGATGAATTCATATTGGGACCGCGGTATGGAAAGAGTTCCTACTTTAAAATCAGAACTTGCGGCGGTTGTCAAGAAAAATCCAGGTCATTTAATAGCAACGTCCGCATGTTTAGGTGGAGAGCTTTCTAGTTGTATTACAGAAATGGAACACGCTAGAAAGATTGAAGATACTGAAACTGCAAATAAAAAACATCAGCAAATAAAGGATTTCATGTTCTTTTGTGATGATTTATTTGGCGATGATTTTTATGTTGAAGTAGCTCCTGGTGCATCTAAAGACCAGATTATTGCAAATAATAAATTGGCACAGATAGCACAGGTATTTCATAAAAAATTGGTAATAGGCGATGATGCCCATTATTTAAAAAAGGAAGATAGATATATTCATAAGGCTTACCTTAATTCAAAAGGCGGAGAAAGAGAAACAGACGCGTTTTATGAATATGCGTATCTTCAATCTGATGAAGATATAAGAATTAATCTTGAACCTTCTATCGGTATGTTAATTGATGAAATGTATACTAATAGCATGGAAATGTTTGATAAAATTGAAATATATAATTTACTTCATAATCAAACTATTCCAAGTGTGCCAGTATTAAATTATCCAAAAATAGAAAAGGCTTTAATTAATGATTATCCAGAATTAAATAAATTGTTTAATTCTAATGATAAGTATGATAGATTTTGGGTTAATGAATGTATAAATCAATTTAGTAAAATTTTACATGGAAAAGAAAATAAAAAAGAATATTGGGATGAACTTGAAGAAGAAGCAAGAGTAAAAAGAATAATAGGAGAAAAACTTGGAACTAATATGTTTAAGTATCCTATTACGTTAAAATATTATATTGATATGATGTGGGAGTGTGGGAGCTTAGTTGGAGCAGGAAGAGGCTCTAGTTGTGCAGCATTGAATCACTATCTTCTTGGTATTACTCAACTTGACCCAATTGAATGGAATCTTCCATTCTTTAGATATATGAATGAAGAACGTGTTGAATTAGGTGATATTGATATTGATATATGTCCATCTAAAAAAGGCACAATAGTAAAGAAGATAAAAGAGGAGCGCGGCAGCCGGTTCGATCCTGATATAGACGAGCTTTCTCGAAAAAACTTAGGTTGTACTTTAATAGCTACATATGGTACAGAACAGACGAAATCCGCAGTCCTTACGGCATGTCGTGGATATAGAAGTGAGAATTATCCTGATGGTATTGATAATGATGAAGCTCAGTATATAGCATCATTAATCCCGTCTGAGAGAGGGTTTCTCTGGCCACTTGAAGATGTTATTAATGGTAATAAAGATAAAAATAGAGAACCTGTTCATGCATTTGTAAAAGAGGTAAATACATATCCAGGTCTTCTTGATATTATATTTGGTATTGTAGGACTTGTAAATAAACGTAGTAGCCATGCTTCAGGCGTTATTCTTTTTGATGAAGACCCGTATGAATTTGGATGTTTTATGAAAACTCCAAAGGGCGAAGTTATCACTCAATATGATTTGCATGACTGTGAGGCAGCGGGTCTTACTAAGTATGATTTCCTTGTAACTGAAGTGCAGGATAAACTTGCACAAGCAATTAGATTTTTACAGGAAGATGGAGTGATTGAAGATTATGGAACTAATCTTCGTCCTGTGTATGATAAATATTTTCATCCTAATGTTTTACCTTTAGATGATAAAAGAATTTGGGACGCAATTCAAAATGGTAGTGTTATAAATGTATTCCAGTTTGACTCTGAAGTAGGAAGTCAGGCTGCTAAAAAGATTAAACCGAAAACGATTCTTGAGTTATCAGATGCTAATGGTCTTATGAGATTGATGACCGCAGAAAAAGGTGCTGAAACTCCTATGGAAAAATATATTCGATTTAAGAACAATATTGATTTATGGTATAAAGAAATGAAATCAGCTGGTATCACAGAAGATGAACAACATTATCTTGAGCCATATTTCAAGTCTTCATATGGTGTACCTCCTTCACAGGAGCAGTTAATGTTAATGTTAATGGATAAGAATATTTGCGGTTTTACCCTGGCAGAAGCAAACGCCGCCAGAAAAATAGTAGGTAAAAAGCAAATGAGTAAGATTCCAGAGTTACATCAGAAAATATTAGATAAAGCATCTTCTCCAAAACTTGGTAAGTATGTATGGGAAAATGGGGTCGGTCCTCAAATGGGGTAAACGAAGAAACTTGCCCCTAAATACCTTTTCTGCTAACCAGCAGGGTATTAAATAATTAAAAAATTTTTTATTAAAAATTAGGACAAAAATTATTTAATGCTAACGGGGAAAACTAAAATAACATTGAGGATATAAAAAATAGCTCAAGTGTTATCATGTCAATCCCGTGGGAAACTTAAAGGATATGATAACAGTAAATAAAAGATAAAAGGAGATAAAAAAATGTATTATATTTACTGTTATACAAATAAAATTAATAACCATAAATATGTTGGACAAACTAATAATTATAAAAGAAGAATTAGATAGCACCGTTCTTGTGCTTTTAATTCAAAAGCTACTTCATATAATGATTTAATTCATAAAAAAATTAGAGAATATGGAGAAGAAAATTTCGAGATTTCTTTATTAGAAACCTTATATACAGAAGATATAAATGAAGTAAATAAAAGAGAACAATATTGGATTAATCAATTAAATACTTATTGCGGTAATGGAGCTGGTTATAATATGGACTTAGGTGGTGGCCGCAGAGGATATAGTTCAATATTAAATGATGAAGAATTAAAAATATTAAAAAATTGGATTAAACAAGGTGTTCCTTATTATGAAATTGAAAAATATTTTCATATTTCAGCTTCTTTTATTTCTTCAATAAATAATGGAATTTATTTCTATGATGAAAATGAAAAATATCCGTTATATAAATATTATAAAAGCAATGATGATTATGATGATTTAATTGATTTGTTATTAAATTCAGATTTATCATTAAAAAGGATTTCTGAAATATTAGGAATAGGGTATTCTACAGTAAAGAAAATTAATGCCGGAACACTTAGGAAAGGATTATATCCAACATATCCTATAAGGAAAAAGTCTACAAATGAATTTAGAGCAGATAAAATAAAAGAATTATTATTAACAACCAATAAAAGTAATAAAGAAATCGCAAAAATAGTCAATTCTTCAGAAGAGACAGTTAGAAGAATTAAAAATGGTGAAACATTTAAAGATAATAATTTATCATATCCTTTAAGAAACCTGTAACGACTATCCCGGGTTAGACTGGGAGTACAATTTCTATTGGTACGAAATTGGAAATGGGTATTCTAACTAATAAGTTAGTAAAAGATAGTCTATACAATTGGAAACAATTGATTAATATGATAGTTTTAGTATAATTCATGCTCTTGCTTATAGTTTTATCGGTTTTCAAACTGCCTATATTGCAACTCGATGGAATCCAATTTATTGGGATACAGCTTGTCTTGTTGTTAATAGTGGTAGCCTTGAAGATGAAGATGATAATGAATATGATGAAGACGGTCAACCTGTAAAAAAGAAAGAGCAATCTACTGATTATGGTAAAATTGCGAAAGCCATCGGTGAAATAATTAACGATGGTATTCAAATTTCTTTAATTGATATAAACAAATCTGATTATGGATTCAAACCCGATGTAAAAAATAATCAAATCTTATTTGGTATGAAAGCATTAAATGGAGTCGGTTCTCCAATTATTGAACGTATAAAAGAAGGTAGACCTTATGTATCTTTTAAAGATTTTCTTAATAGATGCCCTCTTAACAAAACTGCAATGATAAGTTTAATTAAAGCTGGAGCATTTGATAATCTTGAGCAAGATACAAAAGAGATTGAACCTAGAATTTTTATAATGGCATACTATTTGTCATTAACTTCAGAGCCAAAAAAGAAATTAAATTTACAGAATTTTAGTGGTTTAATTAATTTAGACTTAATACCTCAAGAACTTTCTTTTCAAAAAAGGGTGTTCAATTTTAATAAATATTTGAAAGCGTATAAATGGAAAGAAGATAATATAAATTATTATTATATTCCACATGAATATGCAATTAAATTTTATCTTAATAATTTTGACCCAGATACTATCGATAAAGTTTCTAATGGTATCCCCATGATTGAACAAAAGAACTGGGAAAAAATTTATCAAAAGGTAATGGATACTGCTAGAGATTGGTTAAAAGAAAATCAACAGCAGTTATTAAAAGAAGTAAACCAAAAACTGTTTAAAGCAGAATGGGATAAGTATGCAATGGGCAATGTCTCTGCATGGGAAATGTCTTCATTATGTTTTTATTATCATGACCATGAATTAAAAAATATTAACAATAGGAAATATGGAGTTGTAGATTTTAATAATCTTCCCGTAATTCCTGAAGTAGATTATTTCTTTAAAAGAAATGGAGTCCAAATTCCTATCTATAAATTATGCAGAATCGCAGGAACAGTAATTGGTAAAAATGATACGCGGCATTCGGTTGTATTACTTACTACATCTGGAGTTGTGAACGTAAAGCTGACTAGAGATTATTATGCAATGTTCAATCGTCAGATTAGTGAAGTAAATGATAAGGGTGAAAAGAAAGTTAAAGAGAAAGGCTGGTTTACCAGAGGGACAAAATTATTAGTTACTGGATATAGAAGAGATGATACTTTCGTAGCTAAAAAATATAAATCTACTGGTGGGCATCAATTATACAAAATTATTGAAGTAGTCGGTAAGAATATTTCTCTAACAGCCACTCGTTATGGAATGGAGGAAAGCAATGAGTAATTAGAAATATAAGTTAATAGCATTATTTGGAGAATCTGGGAGTGGAAAAGATTTCGCTCTCAGAGAACTTCTTCAAACTAGTTTCGGTCAAGATAATTTATTCAGAGTAGTTTCTTATACTACGCGGCCGATGCGTAAAGGAGAAGAGGCTGGGGTTAACTACCACTTCTTACCAGCGGCCGCAGATTTCTTTGCTAAAGAGCTGATAGAACATGTAGAGTTCCGAAATTGGTTCTATGGTAGTGCTATTGATAATTTAAGTAAAGATAAAATTAATATAGGTATATATGATATTCGACGTATTCAACAAATTATAAAGAATGAAAATATTGAATGTTATCCCATCTATATTAAATCATCTGATAAAACTAGATTAATGCGTCAATTACAACGAGAGGAATCTCCTGATTGTGATGAGATTATTCGACGTTTTATTGCAGATAAAAAAGATTTTATTCCAGTTATATATAATACAACAGGTTTTGATTTTGTTACTATTGAAAATAATGATAATAAATTTACATTATTAAATGATATTATTTCTTATATTAAAGAAAATGTTTTAAAATGATAAGGACAAAATGAAGTAATAAAGTCTTTATCATTTTAAAATATTAATATCAAACAGAAGGAGAAATTTAAAATGACAACAATACTTTTTGATGCGAGTCGAAGAATGGTACAAGATAATACAAAAGAAGAAATAAAACCTTTTAATGGTACAGAAAAAATTATTTTTTATACAACTAATTGTCCTAGATGTCAAGTTTTAAAAAAGAAAATGGATAGTCTAGGAATTGAATATGAATTATAGGATGATATAGAAGAAATGATGCTATGGGGAGTGCAAACAGTTCCTATGTTAAGAATTGAAAAACAATTATTAGATTTCTCTCAAGCTGTAAAATGGTTAAAGGAGTATGAGAAGAATGAAAATTGATATTAAATTAAGTAAGAACTTTGTGACACAATATAATAAACTACAAGGAGAGTTTGGAACAGACATCGCTAGAATTAATGGATTTGACGATGCTCAACTTAGTTATACAGATTTCATTGATAATTTTATTGATGAGACTACCGTAGCAGATGCTTCTATTGATGGAAATAGTAATGTAACAAAAAAAGATATAGTGACATTACTTTCAGAAATGCCAAAACCTCATAGAAAATTATTAGCATTTAATAAAATTTATTACGAAATTCAAAAGAAGTATGGATTTAAAGCTGCTAATACTTGGCTTAGAGCGGAATGGATGGGTCAACTCTATATGCATGATGCAGACACATCGACATTTAAACATTACTGCTTTGCTTACGATCTTAAAGATTTAGCAGAAAGAGGTCTTTATTTTATTGATGGGGCTTTTAATGCTAAACCTCCAAAACACTTAGAAGTATTTGTAGATTTTGTAAAAGAATTTATTGGGTTTGCTAGTAACAGAAGTTCAGGAGCTGTTGGTCTTCCTAATCTAATTCCTTATATGTATTACTTTTGGAGAAAAGATGTAGATAATAATTATCTTGGAATTACGTCTAGCGGCAATGCTGAAAATTATGCAAGACAAAATTTCCAACGTTTTATTTATGCTGTAAATCAACCTTATACAAGAGATGGACAGCAGTCCGCATTTACAAATACATCAATTTTTGATAGACCTTATTTTGAAGCATTATTTGGAGGTTCAGAATTTCCGAATGGTTCTTTTATGATTGATTATGAAGAAGAAATTATTGATTTCCAAAGAATATATATGGAAGAAATGGCCCATATTAGAAAAGAAAACATGTTTACATTTCCTGTTAGTACAATTTCTCTTTTAAGACAAAACGGAGAATTTGTAGATAAACCTTTTGCAGAATGGGCTATCCGTCATAATATGCAATGGAATGATAGTAATATTTTTGTAGATGATAGTGTTAATAGTTTAAGTAATTGTTGTAGGTTAAAAAGTGATATACGAGATTTAGGTTATTTCAACAGTATCGGGGGAACGGCTCTTAAAGTAGGAAGTGTCAAAGTTTCTACAATCAATCTTGCAAGGTTAGCTCTTGATACAACTTCAGAGGAAGAATATTTAGCCGAGCTTGAGCGCAGATTAGAGACTAATTTACAGGGTTTAGATGTAGTACGACATATTATCAAAAGAAATGTAGAGAAAGGGTTACTCCCTAATTTTAAACACAGACTTGTAGATTTTGAACACTTATACAACACCATTGGCTTTATTGGAGTCTATGAAACAATGAAGAAATTCGGATACACAAGAGTAGATGAATTCGGAAATACTTTCTATACAGATGAAGCTCTAGCTTTCGGAGAAAAGATTTTTAAGACAATGAGGCGGGTGGCGGATGATTTCATCGTACGAAACCAGTGTGATTATATGATTAACACTGAACAAATCCCCGGTGAATCAGCGGCCGCAAAACTAATAAAGAAAGATAAATTCTTTTATCCAAATGCAAATATATATGATTTACCTCTTTATGGTAATCAGTTTATGCCTCTCGGTATTAAGACAACTCTTCAAGAAAGAATTAAAGTACAAGCTATTTTTGATAGATATTGTAATGGAGGTTCAATTCTTCATGCTAATATTGATGCTCCTTTTGATTCTTTTGAAAAGGCATGGAAGATGGTTAATTATATTGCGGACCAAGGTGTAACTTATTTTGCATTTAATACTAAGATTCAGGCATGCGAAGATAATCACGCTTTTTATGGAACTACATGCCCAGTGTGTGGTAAACCGATATATACAGAATATACTCGTATCGTAGGTTTTTATACTCCTATTAGAACATGGAGCAGAGAAAGAAAACAAGAATATGGTATGAGAAGATGGGAAGCAATAAATACAACAGTCGAGGAGATTAATTAATGATTATTAAAGGAATTATTGATGAAGATTTTGTTAATTATAAAAAACCTGCTATGGTAATTGAGTTCCCCTATTGTAATTTTAAATGTGATAAGGAATGTGGGGAAACTGTTTGTCAGAATAATTCTCTTATTAAAGAGCCTAATATAAATGTATCTTATGAAAATATTATAGAAAGATATTTAGCAAATCCTATAACAGAAGCTATTGTTTGCCAAGGATTAGAACCTTTTGATTCTATGTTTGATATTATAAGTTTAATACTTTTATTAAGAGGACGTTATCATTGTAATGATGATTTTGTAATCTATACAGGATATACAAAAGAAGAACTTATAAAAAATAGAGAGACTCCACAATCTTTAGCTCAATTCGGAAATATAATTATCAAATACGGTCGATATATTCCAAATCAAACTCCTCATTATGATGAAGTATTAGGTGTAAATCTTGCTTCCGATAATCAATATGCGGAAAGGTTGTGAAACATTGAAAGTAAAAGTAATGGATAAAAGAATCATTGATGTATTTGACCCGAAGGATTTTAAACAAGACCCAGAATATAGTTATGAATTAGAATACGCCAACTTCGCAATTAAAAGAGATGATATTGTTAATACACAACGATTGAAATTAAAAAATAAAAGACGGCGAATATTTTAATTTAAAAATTTATTAATATAAAAAGGATACAACTAATATGAAAGTAAAAATTTCAGAGGATACAGAACTTGTAAATTAGGTAAGGGCAAAGTTAAAAGAACGAAACGGACTTTGCCCTTGTAAAATAAATGATATTCCAGAAAATCATTGTATGTGTAAAGATTTTTTAAATCAAGAGTTAGGAGAATGTCATTGTGGATTATATATAAAAACGGAGATATAAAATGGAAACTAAAAGTCAACTTTCTTTAGGGACATTATATGAAGCTAATAAGCGATTAATGTCAAATAAAGAAATATTTAAACCAATGAATATATTGGAAATAGGTGGGGCACAAGCTAAGATTGAAGATTTTTTTAATATGAAATGTGATAATTATGCAATGTTATATTGTAAAGATTTGAGTGATATAACTATATTTCATATGTATGAAAAACAAAATCCTAATCCTCCTGCTTTAGCAGCAAAAGAATGTATTGGTTGTTGCACAGATAGAGGAGAATTACTATCAATAGAAGAACAACCAGATGGGAACTTTGAAATTTGGATTAGGATAAATGATGAACCTTATGCTTATTACCTATTCCCATATGATAATGCTGTCATAGAAGTTTAAGGAGAAACATTATGAGAGTTTTTTGTAATATTTGTTTAGGAAATTATATACAGAATGTAAGTATTATAGATGATAAAGGTTTAGTTAAAATTGAAAAAGTACCTACTCCTGATTTACCAACATTCTTTTCTGAATTAAAAGAAGTAAATGAAATTACTTTAAAGGGTCCAGATACCTATATTAAGAAAGTTCAGAAAGATACAGAATATCAGGTGAATGATACCAGACCTATAAAATTTACTTTACAGTCATAAAAAATTATGATATAATTATTTTAATAAGAGTTAAAAGGAGATTTTAAAATGAGTTGTTATTTAATTAAAGTAACTGAACAATATAGATGTGATACAGAAGCAGAAGCTGAAGTTCTTATTAATGAAGCAAAAGAAAGCGGGCAGTATACTGTTGTAAAATCAAGTAGTGAAATTAAAACTACAAAAGCAAAAGGTGAAGTAGTAGATGAATGGAGAAGAGTTCTTATTACGAAAGAATTTACTTCTGAAAAAGAACCTACAGAACAAATTACTGTTGTATATGGAGAGGATGAATAATGGAAAAAAGAATTGTAAGACATTTTCCTATTAAAATCAAGAGGTTAAATGAAAAGGCAGTTATTCCTACTCATGGAAGTGACGCGGCCGCCGGTTATGACTTGTATTCATGCCTAGATAAATCTATATCAATCCCGCCGCATGAAACAATAAAAATTGGAACTGGCATTGCAATGTCTATTCCCAATAATTGTTGGGGTGGAATTTATCCAAGAAGTGGATTAGCTACTAAACAAGGATTGCGGCCTGCTAATTGTGTCGGTGTTATTGACCCCGATTATAGGGGAGAAATAATTGTAGCTATTCATAATGATAGTAATGATAGTCAAGTAATTAATCCTGGTGATAGAATAGCACAGTTTATTCTAATGGAAAAATTTTTATGTGAATGGGAAGAAGTTGAAGAATTGGATAATACCGAACGTGGAGACGGCGGTTTCGGTTCAACTGGAAAATAATTTAAGTGCAACAAGTTTTATCTTGTTGCATTTATTTTTTTGCCTAAATTTGACTTTCAAAAATTTTTATGATATACTGGACTTATAAATAAGAAAGGTATATTAATAATATGAAAGTTTTAGCGATAGATGCAAGTAGTAAGAGTACAGGTATAGCAATATTCTAGGATGAAAAGTTAATTCATTATTAGTGTATTACTGCTGTAGATGGAGATTCTTTTAAAAGAATTATTAAAATGAAAAATAGAATTTTAGAATTATATAAAAAATTCAAACCAACTAATATAATTATGGAAGATGTGCTACCATAGGATGTAAAACATAATCAGACCGTATATAAAGTATTAATATATTTACAAGCTATGATTGTATTAAGTTTATATTAGACATATAGTCTACAAAATGTCTAGTTCTATACTGCAAGTCATTGGCGTAGAATCTGCGGGATAAAGACCGGCCGCGGCATAAAAAGAGAAAGTTTAAAAAAAGCAAGTATGTAGTTAGTTAAAAATTAGTATGGAATTAAAGTAAATGATGATATAAGTGATGCAATTTGTTTAGGATTAGCTTATGTTAGATAGCATGCAAGTGCATTTTAAAAAAGGGGATAGATTAAATCTATCCCCTTTATTTTTATTACCATCCTGTATTACTATTAGGCGCGCCTTTCTTGGTAAAACTACTTGTTATAGATACATTTTGAGTCATTCTTTTTACTGTTAACGTTCTTGAATTAGTTACATTAGAAGTCCAAGAATATTCTATAGAAAATAAATTTTGTAAAGCAAAATAACCTACAAATCTTCGAGTTGTACCCGAATTTGTTTTATATCCTATTCCAAGCATATAAGTGGCAGTTTTATTTGGATTACCACTATTAATTAAATAAGAACTCATTTGTGGGCTAGTTTTAAAAACAAAAGGCATACCACTAGGATAATTAGTATTATCATTAATAATATTTTCTAAAGTTTTTCTATCTTTTAAATATACATATTGCATAATGACATTACTTCTTATACTATTTACTCGTAATCGATTATAGATTGTTGTTAAATCTTTATTTGCTATTATTACCGTATTATCATCAGATGGGTTTTGACCTAAGTAAAAAATATGTCCATTTTTACTTCCAAAATATAAATAACTATTTCCATTACTGCTAAAACCAGGTCCTATAAAAAATGGAGTTTTTTGTCTAATTGAGGCTGAAGTTGACCATTGTTGGCCAACATTATTACTAGAGCCATAATCACTAAGATTAGCTTTTGTTTGAAAACCAATTCCGCCATCTTCAATTAAGATACCATCTTTATTATTTTCTTTATTTACATTTATAAAACCTTTTATAGCAAAATCCCCAGACCACTGAGAATTATATATAGTTCCTAAAGAGCTTCTAGCCTCTCCTTGAGAACCTTTAGCTACGATAAGATTTTCTGCTATTGTTGTTTTCCATGCATTGCTAAAAGGATCTCTTTGAATATCAAAAACAGTATTATATGTATTCTAAGTATTACTTACTTTTTTTAAAGTAAATTTTAATTTTCTATTTGTTAAAACTGTACCTGTAGCTGAACTATTAATATAGAGTGATATTCTTGTCATATGGTGATTTTCAGGAATAGTAAAAGTGTGAGGGTTATTATCTCCATTATAGAAAAAATGATAACTTCTTCTAGTGTCAGCATCTGAAGTAGCATCATCATGATACCAATAAAACTGAAGACAAGTTTTACCCTATCCTGAAGTTCCTATTAAGGCATTTTGATTTTCTACCTAAACTGAATAAGTGCCCGCGTCAGCGATAGAAGGAAGCGCTCCTCCTCCTCCTCCTCCTCCGTATAAATTTATTACCCCACTTGAGCTACCAGTTACAGTACCATTAAAAGTCCAAGTTCCATTACTATAACTCGCTGTTATTCCTTTACTTGTCTTTGCACCATTAGAAATTGCCAATTGAGAAACTATGTCTGTATTATTTTCACTAAATCTTCTTAAATGTAAACTTCTTTTAAAATATGGTTTTTCAATAGGTGCATACTATAAAATATCATTTTGTTTCATTTTTGCTATTTGAGTCATAATACTTCCATTTTCTTGGAAATTTATATCACCCAAAGCCTATTCTAAAATACTTCCATCTGAAAGAGTTATATTACTAGCTTCTGCTCCAACTGGTATGGCAGGAGTATCAGAATTTTTAATATTTATTTCCGTAAATCTCTATCTCATTTTTTATCTCCTTTTTTCTCTAAATAAAAATAAAAATATGTTTTTAACATAATATCATCCCTTCCTTTTCATAAAAATAAAATAATTTATATTACAATATTTTTTATGAAAAGGAAGGAAAATTTATTTGATTTTGTCCTTTAATAAAAATTAAGGAGTTGGTGAAGGAGTTGGTATATTAGCAATTTTATTATCTACATAATCTTCAGTAGCTAATTTATCACCACCTGTATAGAAACCATTTGTAGCATAAATTTTACCAGAACTATCTACATAATCTGCATAAACATCCTAAACAATTATATCACAATTAAAATTAATACTATTATGATTTCCATTTTTTAAAACATCTATAATTTTATCTTTAGTTAAAGCATTTTTTATAGCTTCTTTAATATAATCTTCCCAAGTCTATCCACCAGGACTTGTTCTTACTCCAGGATTCATATAACTACTTCCAGCTCCACCGGAACCCATTCGCATACCGCCTCCAGATACACCTCCTCCAGAAGACCTTCCACTTAGAGCACACTACACGATATTAGAACCATTTATATAAGCATTTGTGAAATATGCAGTACCGGAGCCATCTATTCGCCAATTATTAGCAGATAATCCAGAGCCATCAATATTAATATCTCCTATTTTTCCTCCAGTAGCATATAAACCACCTGCTTGAGTAACATGAAAATAATCTCCAAAACGAATCCCATCTGCTCCTACATAAACTCCACCAGAAGTATTCTTATATGTATAGTTGTTTGCATCACTTGATTTTATACCTGAACTTGTTTTTGTTCTTTTTACAACACTATATGTATTTGTTTTTTTATCATAGGTATAAATATTTTGTTCATTAGAACCTCCTGTCCCATCTGAATACAAACCTCCATTAGCAATTTTCCAAGCTCCTATTTGACCATATTTTGCATGTAAAATACCAGAATTAGTTACCCAAAAATTTAAATTAATTTGATTAGAAGAAGATACTGTACCTCCCCAAAAACATACTCCAGTTAAATTCCCTATAGTAATACCAGTAGACATACCAACATTACCCTTATCATTTATTAATCGGTCATTTGTAATATTCCAACCACCAATTTTACCATATTTAGAAAATAAATAACCATTATGTTGTACATAAAAATTATCTCCTGCTTTAAAAGCCTTGTTAGTATCTTTACTATTATCAGAATTTATCTATACATTATTTTTATATAATCTTTTTGGTTCAATAGTCCATCCTGCTATATCTCCTTGTTCTGAATGTAAAAAACCACGGTAGTCTACTGAAAAAATGTTTGTATTATTATTAGTAACTTGAATAGCCTTATTATTAGAACTACTATTATCAGAACTTATTCTAACTCCACCCTTATATAAAGCATTATTATCAAGTTGCCAACCTGCTATATCTCCTCCTCCAGCTGCATGTATATGACCTTCAGGACTAACCTCAAATTTACCAGAGCCAAACTTAATATGAGGTTTATTTGAAAACTGAATTTCCATTCCAGATAATTTTTCTTTACTATAATCTCCAGATTTAATAACCGCCTAATTTTTTACATCTATCATAATCTGGCCTTTGTCTGGTAATCCAAAGGTAGCATTACCTGTAATTGCATCTAGGAAAATACTGCGGACACCGGCCGCGTAACCTAATAACCCAGTTTTATCTCCATCTGAAGTTCTTTCAGTACCTAATAAAACTCCAGTAAAAGTATTATCTTCTTTTTTGCCCGCTCCAACTTGAGGAGTTAAAATATATCCATTATCATTTATATCTATTGTATTTCCATCCCAATCATTTAAAGCAGCATTTTCATAACGATTTAACATCATATGAATAGGAATATGAATCGTAGCAAAAGGTTCTTCTCCTTTTTTAATCTAAATTAAAACTGCATTAGTAACTTGATTCCCCGCCTTAGAAAAATTATCTTTAGGTCTAATTTCAGCAGTATTATTATTTGTACTAATTATTTCTAAAGCAGAATTTCCCTATGGTAAAACTTTCCATTCATAACTAAAATGTTCAGATTCTTTATTAGATATATTTTCCTTTTGACTTCCAATTGTTTTATATATATCTATTTCAAAAGGTTTTAATTCATTATAAGAAGGATTTGTTCCATCATTTTTATATGTAACATATTTAAAACCAGCATCATCTGGAATTTCTATATTTATATTATTATCGTTGATATGATAAAATACTGTTGAAATAGGTGCTGTTGCATAGTAATTTAATCCATTCTAAACAGTTGTAGCTTTTATAATATTACCTAAATAACTATCTTGTTGTTTATGTTTATTTGATAAAGGAGTAAAACCCTCTGTTCTAAAAACACCTTTTTTATTTTTAATAGCGTCTTGGCTACTTTGATTTGCCAATACTAAATTAGACCACTTATCTAATGCTGTTTTATCCTGTAAAACTTCCCAACTTACATTAAAATTTTTCTAAGTTTGTTTTCCATTATACCACATCTATGGAATCACTTCTATACTATTGCTTCCACTTTTATAACCACCATTAGAACTAAAATATAAAATATTCTTATTAGGAACTATTTTAAATTGATACTTAGTTCCATTAGTACCAATTCCACCCTATTTATTAAAAGTAAAATTGGTTTTTGTAGTAAAAGTTTGATCATTGTATTGTAAAATTAAGTATATATCATTATTACTATTACTAATATTATATTTATTTGAAACATCAAAAGATAGAGTATTCTAACCTTTTACATACATATAATCTTCACCAGTATTAGTTCCCATTTCTATCATGGTATTTTTTAAAGGTATCTTCCATGTAGGAATAGCAAAACTTAATTGTTCTTCTTCAATAGGAACACCATTATAAGATAATGTATATGATAAATCAGAGATATTATATGGCTAATCTATTGCGGCGCTCTGTAATGACATACCATCCTAGTCATATAAAAATACCTGGTCTCCATTATTTATAACTAGATTATATCCTGATAAGGTGGCCGCCTCATTATAAATAACAATTTTAGCAATACCAACTAATTCTTCTTCTACAAAACATGAACAATAAAAAGTAGTATAATCTATAATTTTATATAAATTAAGATTATAAATAGTATTTCCTTTAACTCTTTGACTCTTTTCAAAACTTAAAGTAAAATTTTTTAATTCATCATATTTTTGTTGCCATGTTAAATTTTTATCATACTGACTATTCCAATAAACATCTGGATTTAAATTTACTTCATCTTCAATCTACTTCATCTATTGTAATTTCTACTAATACTAACTTGTATCTGTTTCATTTAAATCCTAACCTATATTTTGACTATTAACAGATTTCCATTGATACTTAACATTTTCTTCTAATTCTTTTCCTTCATGTAAAACATGACAAATTAAATTAGGATGCCCAGTAGAATAAGCAAAATTAACCCCTTCTGTTGATTCTATTGAAATTTCATAATCTGCTCCATAATTATAAATAGTAAACTCTTTCGTAAAAGTTTTATTATCATAAACAGCTACGCATTTAAATAAGTTTTCTTGATTATATTGAACCATATCCATTGGAATTTCAATAGAAGAATTAGGAAGTTTTTCATTATTAATGCATTTCCATCCACTCCCTCCATATTTTAAATAATCCTCATGATTAGAAGTTATTCTTGGGTCAGCTTTAAACCAGTAAATTTCTACATTCTGTCTCTTTAAATCTACCAATTTTCCCTTTGCTCTAATAGTAGCATTAATAGGTCTTACAGTACTATTATTAGGCTCAGAAGCATTTGAAAAAGTATATCCATAAGGGGCCTATAATATAATTCCTACTGTTGCCTTTTCCGCATCTGTTAATTTATAGCTACCATTAATTGATATATTAGATATAAATATATCAGGTTCTTTATTTTCTTCTTGAAGCGGAAATCCCTATACGAATTTTGAAATACTTTTTACTCTTATAAAATTTATTCCATCAAGAAGATAAGATACCTATTGAGTAAAAGGAGTTTTATAATTATACGGATTACCAGAAAAATTATTACTATCAAAATAATAGTCTTGCTATTCTTCAATTCCAGTAGCATTATTTTTTATAATTAAAGTTATTTTTAATCCATAACGTCCCTTTTGTTTCTGTTGATTATCTAAATTAGTTTGTACCTTGCCTTTTATTTTTAAATAATTTGCGTTACGAATCTAACTCTATATAGCTTCTGTAAATTCTATATTTTCATTATCTAGCGAGGTTTCTTCAGTATGATAAGAAGATAATTCAATTTTTAAATCTGTTGATAAAAGATTTTTAGTAGTATCAAATGTATCCTCTTGAGCCAAATCTTCAATATAATTAGTACCTAATTGTTTAGCAGAACCTAAAATGGTTTTTTGATTTTTCATATCACCCTGCGGAACCGATATATAAACTAAATTACCTTTTGGATAATCAATCGACGGTGAAATAGCATAGGCTTCTATCGTACTATCTTGATACCGAACTAAATATCTTCCAATTGAAGGATCTTTACATTCTAATATAGTTCCTTGAATTGTTTTATCAAAACTTGCATTATTAACTTTTTTATCACTTAAAATTTCATAAGAATCTAAAAATGCCTTTTTGATTTTATTAGATTCCATACTTATCCCTCCTTGTATATCAAATATGATAGGGGGTTGCCCCCCTATCATTAAACACCTTTCGTGTTGGCACGTTGAGCCGCTGCATTAGCAAGTCCTTCAATTGCTTCAATAATATTACGAACGTCCTTGGCATTAGGGAAGTCCGCATCAATATGAATAGTTTGATTAGCAACAACAGCCTATCTAATAGCATCTTGTTTTGCTAAAGATGTAGCATGATATTCCTTATTTGTTTCAAGAATATTATTTAATATATTATTTATAGAATTAAATATGTTATTATCAATAGTACCAAATAAAGTATTTGTATTTAAATTAGATAAAACTGGAGCAATGTTATCTGTTAATTCTTGAATAACTCTTTTATTAGCTTGAGAAGAATTTTTATTAGTATCAATAATACTAGCACTTCCAAATAACGCTGCAAAATCAGAACCACTCCACTATGGAGTATAATTTTTCATATTCCATGTAGAGTTTGTATTCATTTCTTTTTCTAATTGTTTCATTTGGGCGGCGGTCGCTGCATCTTCTCTAGCTCTAGTTGTTCCTACAATACTTGCATTAGCATTATTTAATTCATTATATCCAGATTTAACTGCATCTGAAATAGATGTTTTATATTCTTCATATTTTTGTAACATTTGAGAAACAACATTTAATTGACTTTGAAGAAGATTCAATTGTTCTTTTTGGGTATCTACTAATTTATCATTATCATCTAATAATTGTTCAGCTTGACTAATTAAAATATCAGTATCATTAACAATATTTTCAAAATTGGTTTTACTCTTTTCCTCAATTGCTGAAATTGAAGCTATTCTATTATCATAACTCTAAACTAAAGGTCCTAATAGATTCTAGAAGAAAGCTGCCATTCCACCAGCGCCCGCAATATTTTCTACCATATCTGCCGCATAACTATTGGCTTGTGGTACTAAATCTTTAAGTATTGCGTTCTGTTGTTCTTTTGACATTGCTCTAAATTCATCTTCGCTAATACCGTACATTTTAGCTAATTCTTCAAAAGCTGAATCCATTAAATTATTTCTAATAGAAGCATTTTCAGCAATTAAATCATTAATCTTTTGTCCGTAATATTTCTATAATTCATAACTCTTTTGCAATTTCTATTCTTTAGAAAGATTTTCATCATTCCAAATATCTTCTAATTTATCTTTTATATCATTAGCAGACTTTTGAATAGCACTTAAATTATCAACATATGCTGCCTTATCACTATTATATAAACTATTTCTAGCATCAGCCAATTCTTGTTCAGCTTTATTCATAGCTTCCGCATCTGCTGTATATTGATAAGTATAATTACCTTGAGAATCTCTTCTCAATCTCAATCTATTTTTATTATTACGAGATTGTTCAAGAGCTAAACGCTTCATTTCAATTTGTAATAATGTATTTGCTCTATCAACATCATATTGAGTTAATTTTTCTTTATCTTTTAAATAAGCCAATTGTTGTTCCATTAAATTATTTAAAGATTGTTGAGCAGCAATATTACCTTCATTATCATCTATTGCATCTTCAAAAGCATTTTGAAGTTTTTCTATTTCATAAGCGGAATTAATCTTATCTAAATAAGTATCTGCTAAATCATTTAACATATCCCACTCATCAGATATATCATCAAGTGCTCTGCCACCACCAAGACTTAAATCAAAATTTAAGAAAATATTACTAATAGCATTGGCATATTTATTCATAATATTATCAAGAGCATCTTCAATCTTACCATTTAAATTATTAACACTATCCATCCAATGCTTTTCATATTCTTTCATTCTTTTCTAGGTTTCTTTATAAAGATTAGAATCTGTTCCTTGAGACTGAGCAATTTTATTCATATTATTTTTCTAGTTCATCATAAGATTATACCATAAATCTCTTTGATTATTTAAGAAATCTAATTGTTTATTATTATTCTCTTCAATTCTATCATAATATTTAGCCATTTTATCATATGCCTAGTCACCAAATAATGATTCAGTAACTTTTATATTATGATTAATTAAATCTCCTATATATTCATATTCATCCATTTGCTAGTCAAAAGCATCTTGAGTTGCATCAATAGTATCAAAGATGGATTCTTTTATATCATCGGCTAATGATTTAAAATCTTCCATTTGCCCTTGTAAGTCATCCATTACTTTTTGAATCTATTCAAGTCTAGCTTGACGGTCAGTAACAGTCATATTTTTAAGAGTTTCATTTAAATAGTCAGCTGAAAAAATACCACTACCATCTGGAGTCCCAGTTAGTTCTTTGAGGCGGTTGGTCAGATACTGAATTGACCCAGTTCCTATATTATTAAAATATGAAGATATATCTGCAAATCTATACTTGTTTAAACCTAAAATATCATCATCTCGAACTTCATCAATTAAATCTCGTCTAAACTTATTCCAATCTCGCTTAGCTTCGGATAAATCAAGCTCCGCCTTTATTTTAAGTTCAAACTATTTAGCTTGTAAATCAATCTGTTCTTGAGCATTATCAATTTGCTATTGAATGGATTTAGCAATTTCTTGTTGAAGTTTATCATAACGCTATAAATCTTTTAAAGCATTATCCATCTACGTTTTAGCATTATTAAGATACTCTTTATTTTTCTATTGCTAATCCGCAGACATCTTATTCCATTTAGCAGCGGCATCATTATATTTTTTCATTATATTAGCATGAACTTTAAAATAATTATTTAATGTACCGTCTTTATCAAATGTTGCACCAGATTTCTTTAAATTGTTTGCTAACTATTTTTGTTCATCTCTTTGAAGTCCAATACGTTCACGGATAGTTTCATTTTGTTTCTTTAAAATCTATAATTGTTTCTATAAGTTTTTGAGAGAATCTTTTCCAGTTAATCTTTCTTGCTATTTTTGAAGTTTAGTCATTGAATTAGCAAGTTTATTGGCTTTAACAGTATTATTACGATAGCGGTCAGCTTTATTAGTAGCACCTTTGGCTTTATTAGGTTCTTTGGCTTTGCTGCCACCGCCGCCTCTGCCTTTTTTACCGCCTCCGCCACCTTTCTTACCGCTTCCACCGCCTCGATTACCAGCAGAAGAATTTTTATATTTAAATCCTCCTCCAGAAGCTTTTCTTGCAGATTTTACTCTAAGTACAGTTGCCATTTTCTAACCCTGTTGTTCTGCTATATCAGTAACAGGATTATAATTAATAGAAGGTACATCTACGGTTGTCTCATTAACAGTAGCACCTCCTAAACCATCTTGAACAATAGTAGGAACTTGAACTGGAGTATGACTTATAGTAGGCCGTGCATCAATAAGACCTTGTTTTTGATTTTCAGGAACTTGAATAGACTCGACTTCTGCATCAACACCCATAGAAGCTAATAAATCAGTTGCCTTAGCGACAGTCATATCTGCCGCATTTATCATTTCATTTAAACCTTGAATAAAATTAGTGTCATCTAAAAAAGCTCCTACTTCTATATCATCAAAAGCCACTCCATCTTGAGTATAACTTTGAATTAAATCTTTTCCAGCTTCAAAATCACTAGTATCCATTCCAGCCTTTATAGCAATATCTTGTGCTGCTGCTTCTGCCAATTGACTGTAAGCCTATTCACTTCCATTAGCAGCCTATTTTAAAAGATTTAAATTATCAACATTTTGTAAAAAATCAGCAGATAAAATATTATCAAAAGGTAAATCTAATAAATCAGAATAAACATTTTCTAAATCTTCAGTAGCCTAAACTTGATCTTCAATTGAACCAGATGTAAGCGCCTATAACCAATCACTATAATTCTTTTGAACCTAACTAATAGCACTATCATACCTTAATATAGCCTAAGCTACATCATCAGCTACTTCGGCATTATTTTTTAACTAGTCACTAACCTCATCTATCTAGTCAGCATATTTTTGTAAATGTTCAGATAAATTTTCCCATTTAGTTTCATCTACATCAGAATCTAATCCTCTATCAGAAGCATCTGCTATTTGTTCTTGAGTTTGCAATTGCTATTCAAGATATTGTTTTTCTAATTCTGATAAATTTTGATATTGATCACTATGATTTTTTACTAATTCAGAAATTTTTTGTAATTCAGCAGCACTTAAAGTTCTTCCTTCTCGAATAGCTTTTTCTGCCTATTGGATAGAAGCATCCTATTCTCCTACTATCTTCAAAAACTCAATTTGAGCTTGTAATTTATTTTCATCAATAGAATAAGCATCACTAGAATCTGAAATTTTAGTACCAGCTACTGCTGAAAACTCATTAATATCCATTTTCTAGGCTGAATAATTACCATTTTCAAAACTATGAATACTATTAATTTTATTTTGAAGCTAATCCATTTTAGCCTTAAAAGGTTCAATAGTAATACCATTTATATACGCTTGAAAAGTTTCTGCTTTAGTTTTTAATTCATAACTTCCATCAGCAGTAAGTTTAAAAAAGGCTTTTACATTAACACCAGCTGCCTCTAAAGTAGCAGCTTGTTCAGTATCAATAGTATCTCCTTTTTTTAATTTATTAGTAATATCATGTACAGATTTATAATTCTATTCAGGAGATAAACCTGATGCCTATTTTTGAGCATTTATATATGCTTGAATGGCCTATGTTGAAGCAGTTGTTTCTACCCCAGCTTCTTTTAAAGCCTATTTAAAATCTTCAACATTACCTGTGTTAAAATCAAAATCTTTTGTAGCTTTAGAAAAGGCATCTAAAGCAGAAAGACCATCCTTAGAATCAGTATCTTTTAATTTTGAATAAAATTCCGTTAACTAACCTAAAGCTTTACTTCCACCTTTAGTAAAAGTTTGTTGCATTTGTGCAACTATTTCTTGTTGAGTCCCTAAAGTAGCTTGTTTTATAGTATCATCATCTTTTATACTATTAAAAGCTGCTCTAACTGTAGAAGAAGCATCTTTAGTAACATTATCAAAGGAAGAAGACAAATCTTGTAAAGAATTATCCCAATCTTTTTCTAACTATTCTTGCCATTCTTTATTATTCTATGTATCTATTCCTTTTGCTTCAGCTAGAGATTTTAATTGATCTTCATTAAAAAGCTATGATAAATCTTTTGGAAGTTCCTGTAATCCAGCCTTATTAATATCAGTTATATCCTACCCTGCTATCCATTGTTTTACAGCATTTTGAGCATTACCAGAAACTTTAGTATCAATATTAGCTAACATTTTAGAAGCATTTTCAGCAGAAGTCCCCAGATTTTCTAATGCTTCCTTAGCAGCAATAGTAGAAGCTATTTGCTATCTTGTATAAGTATGAAGCTAACCTGCCTAATCAAGAAAAGCAAGAGTCCGATCTCCTTCTCCTCCTCTGACAGCATTAGAATCCATTCTCCAATTAGTACCTTGAGCTTCATTTAATCTTTTTAAGATTTCTTGTACAGTATCATCTGAACCTGATGTAAAACGACTCATGTTCAAACCTGACATATCTGCAATTAAATCTTTTTGAATATCATCAATCCGCTTTTCTAAATCAGCTCCACCTATAGCACTAGCAACTTGTTGTCCTAACTAATCCATACCTTTAAAAGTCGCATTATCAGCTAAAGCTCCTTGTGCCATAGTCTCATACATTAATTTATCAGCAGTCTCATTTTGTTGTAATTGAGTTCTTAACTGGAGAACAGCATCTTCATTAGATAAAATTGCTTTTACTAATTCTTCATTCTGACCTGTCTATTTTACTATTTCATCAGTAAGTCCGCCTAATCCATTTTTTAGATCAGCACCTTCTCCAATTATTTTATCAATAGCACCAACAACTTTTAATACATCATCCGCACTCGCATACTAAGGAGTAGCCTAATGAATATCAGCTTTTAATACATTACCCGCACTCGCATATTGACGGCCAGCCTGAGCATTATTCTAATCTATATAAAAACTATTATGTCCAATATCTGCGGCAGCCGCTCTAGCATCGGCTTCTCTAGAATTACTGCTTGCTATATAACTAGCATTTCGTGCATTTTGAACTCCTTCTTGCATCTTATCTAGATAAGCTTGTTCACCTTCCGCACTTAACTTTAATTGACCATTTTGATTAGTTACATATTGTGCTAATTCAGGATAATTAGAAATTAATTCAAGAACTTTATCATTGCACTATTGTAATGCATCTCGCCATTCTTGAGTTCCTTTTGTTAAACCATCTAAGTTATCTTCAGCAGCATGTAAATCTTCTAAAGCTGATTTAACTTTTTCTATAGAAGTCTTTAAATCATCATAAGTTTTTTTCGCATCAGCAGCTACTTCATTTGCTTTTTTAGCTGCATCAGCTTCTTTATTCCAAGCTTTATATGCTAAATAAATAGCCCCAACAGCAACACCAATTCCAAGAAGAATAGGAAGCATTGAACCTAAAGTGCCTAAAATACCTGTTAAACCCTCTCCAATCAATGCAGAACCAGAAATTGTACCATTTTGTAATTCATCCAAATGTTGTTTTGCTGCATCTGCTTCTTTTGTTATTTTACCGATAGCACCAACGCCTTTTCCAGTTTTTTTGAAATTTTCTATTGCTGCTTGTTTTTCAAGTTCTTTAGTTTGAAGCTTTAAAGTAGCTAATTTAATAGCTTCGTTTTTTAATAAACTATACCCGCTAGTTGTTAATTTTGTATATCCAGAAACTAAAGAAGGTATAATAAAACCTAAAGAAGTAAAAGTTTTAGCTATTTTTTCTCCTATAGAAACATCTTTGTCTTGCCAAATAGAACCTAAGTTTTTAATAGTCATTAAAGAAGAGCTTATTTGACCAATAGCACTAATCATTTTAACTGCATTAGTAATATCAAAAAGTTGTTTTGCACTATCTGCACCATTTTTTATAGCTTTGTCTAAAACTTCAGCTTTGCCTGTAGCATCAGAAAGAGCTTGGCCACTTTTTCCTATAGTTTCAGATAATTTATTCGTTTTCTAATTTGCTTCATCTAAAGCTATATTTAACTTATTAAAAAACGCTCCTCCAGACATTTGATTTGAAGTAAATTTATCAAAAGCTTGAGCTAACTCATTAGCCTTAGTAGGATCTATTTGTTTATAATCTTCTATAAATTTATTAAAACTATCTATAAAAGTAGATTCTGTAGTTGCATTACTATCAAAAATACCAGTAAATAAATCTTTTGAAGATAATTCTCTTACCTCTCTTAAAGAAGTTTCTATATTACCTAATGCAACATTGATATTTTCAAAACTTTCTCCTTGGGTAGCAGACCAATCTAAAATCGTATTTTCATCTAATGATTTCGCTATTTTTTCTACTTCTTCTCGTTCCTGGTTTATGGTCTGAATATTATTCTATAACTAAGCTCGTTCTCTAATTAAATTTTTTTGATTATTAATAGAAGCCTCATCCATTACAGAATAATATTGTTGAATTTCAGCCATACGATCTGCAACTAAGATACCACCTTTTGTATCCTTACCAACCTATTGAACCATTTTAGTCATTTCTAACTAATTTCTAATAGTCTAAGCATTAGTCTTCATATTTTGCATATTGGTAATAACACTATTAATTTCTTTAGCAATAGTACCACTAAATAATTGTGTAATAGTACTACCAAAAGCAAGTAGAATAGTTTGACCATCTCCCATAGTTTCAAATAAATTAGCTGCTAAATTAGTAACAGAAGTTAAGGCATCAATTACACCTTTCATACTGTCAGAATCAATTAAAGCATCTTTAACTCTTTCTCCTGCCGCTCCCAATTGTTCCATTTTGGCACCAAGAGATTCCATATAACGAGCATTCTTCTCAGCAAGAGTGCCTTCAGATTCTAATGAAGTATTTAATAATTCACTATAAGTAGTCCAGTTATCAAATAAAGCCATTAACTGGTTAACCTGTCTTTGACCACCCATTGTTTGAGCAAGATAAACTTGTTGTTCTCTAGTTAAAGTTTCCCAGCGGCCGCCTATTTCTTCCATAACCTAGCCAGTATCTCTAAGATGACCAGTTGCATCTAATACATTAAAGCCAAGTTCCGCCATTTTACCTGAATATCTACCAAGACTAATTTCAGCATCTTCGGTACCAGCTTTAATATCATTCATACGAGTATAAATAGTTTTAAATGCAGTACCGACTGATTCAGGAGCTTGTCTAGTAGTAGCAACAACAGTAGCAATTTGAGCGTTTAACTGGTCAACATCAACTCCCATTGAATTAGCAGTTGATGCAACTTTAGACATAGCAATAGCTAACTAACTCATGTCAGATGCACTAGAGTCAGCAACTGCCGCAAGTTTATCAACATATAACTCAGCTTCTTCATTTGCTACTTTATAACCATTCCATACAGAAGTTAAATAATCTGCCATCTAACTTCCAGCGCCAGTAATATTTTGCGCTTTTAAAGTAGCTTCAGTTCTAGCTTGAACATCCTCATCATTTAAACCCTGTTGATAATATGTTAATGATGCTTTTGTATAATCTAATGTACTACGTCCTAATGCCTGCGCTGACCTATTAGCCTGAACTGCAAATTCCGCCATTCTTTCTGTTGAATCACCAGTAACAATCCTAATATTCGTTAAAGACTTTTCTAAACTTTGAACGTATTGAAAAGCACCTTGTACACTTTGAGTAAAAGTATTCATAACACTTGAAGCAACTCCCCACTTCACAGTATTAACCATAGTTTTACCCATACTATCTATTAAACTATTTGTCTATTTTAATTTTAAATTAGTTGTAAGAACTGATGTTGTTAATTGGTTAAAAGCTCTATCACCTGTTGAACCAAAACGAGAAAAATCAGACTGTATTTGTTTTAAAGACATTCCAGATTTTTCTAACTCATTTTTAAATGCGGTAATATTGCTAGTATTTAAAGTTGGATTAAAAGCTGTCTTCATAAGATTTTGAATTTCAGTAATTCTAGCCTTAACCTCATTAAACTCTTGTCTATTTCCATCAAAACCCTCTCCAAATTTAATTTTCTGTAAATCCTAAAGGGATTTTTTTAATTTATTTAAACTGGCTTGATTCGCTTCAAAATCAATACCAAATTTAATATTTCCACCATTTCTTGAACTAGGCATCTTCATCCCTCCTTTATTTTTAAAATAAAAAATAGTGCCTTCTTTATATATTATTATAAAGAAGGCACTATAAATTAATCATTTTAGTCCGAATTTTTAATTCTCAACAGGAGCAGAAATAGGACTACCACCATTAGCGGCTTCAACAAAATTTTTAGTCTAGGTATATTTATCTAAATCTGTATCTTTTAAAATCTGCGCGGCCTCCGTTGCATTCTTCGGAAGATCCTAGATAAACATCTTGATAACACCTGCCGCACTATTCTCATAAGCATCTTGAGCCGCTCTCATTTTTTCTAAATAATCTACAAGATTATTATATTCATCCTAATTCATTGCTCCAAGAATCCTAGTTAAAATACCATTACTCTAGAGTTCATCGTATAATTGACCAGGGTCCGCCTTTTCTTCTTCACTAAAAACAAGATCGGTATAAAAATAAACGATATAAATATTAAAATATATTTCAAGTTTAATTTCGTTTATAACTCCATTTTCTCTTGAATTTTGAAGTGCGATTTGAACTAAATCATTTTTATCACGGACTGGAAGATATTGAAATACATTAATATCTTGTCCTTGAATTGAAATAGTTTCAGTTTGGTCTTTTACTTTTAATTTTAAATCTTTGTATAACATATGTCATACCTCCTTTTTAACTCTTATTTTTATTATAACATAAATTTTTTAATTAGTCAATTTTTTAACATTTTTATATTTTTTGCCAATTCTTTTGTAAATTCTTTTGATAATTCATTTTCTTCTTTTAAAATGGCATTTTCATTTTCTTCTTGTATTAATTTTTTTTGTAAATCAGCATGAATATCATCTAAATTGTCTTTAGATAATATTTTTTGAAAACTCTCTAATGTTTTTTCTATTGTAGAAAAACTAGTTAGAGAAGGACAACTTCCTAAAAAACTTTTTATTTGAGTTGATAATATATCTCCACCAGAATAAAAAGGATCTATATTTCCTAAAACCTGAGCATAAATAGGAAATAAATCTTTTCCTGAAATAAAACGATATTCTTTCTAACCGCTTCCAAATTTATTTTTATCATTATTTAATTTCTTTTTTGCTAATGAATAAATTTCTGATAAATTTCCTCTATTTGGAATATAAACTTTTGTATTAAAATTTCCTTGTGCCACTATTTCATTTTTTGCTATTAATTCATCCGCAGAATATTTACCAATAGCAGAAAAAATTGAAGAACTTTCAGCTCCATTTTTAACTTCTGAAATTGAATAAGATAGTATATCTTCACCCTTTTTCCCCTTAGTAGCTTTTTCTACTGTTATTATAAAATCATATCGATCTCCTGCTCTATTTTTTTGTCTTTCAATCTATTTTTTAAATAAATCTGCTCCTTTATAATCTTTACTTTTTCCTATTATTTCATTAACAACTTTAAAATTATTATCTGTTATTTCAAAAGAAAACCCATCTTGTGCTTCTATATTATTTGCCATTTGTTTTAATTTAGAAACAAAAGCTCTTGTAAAACGAATATTTCCCCCAGATTCTTTTAAAAATTTTTCACCATCTTTTGAAAGCATTAATTCACTAAAAGTTTTTCTATCAATAGTAATTTCATGAATTGAAACACTTCCTTCGTTTCCTCTTTCTTTTGTTGAAAATAAAATAGTATAATTAATATTTCCTTTTTCTCCTAGAAAAAACTACCTAATGTCTAAAATATTTTCATATGCCTAAAAATAATTTTGAACCTTCCTTTCTCCTAAAGAAAAAGATAATATTTTCTTTTTTAAATTTTCAAATTCTTTCTTTTTTTTCTAAGATTCTTCTGCAAAATAAGAAGGAGCCTATTTTTTTAAAACTGGAAAAACCTAAGAATGAATAATAGGTGTCATAGTAGTCTATATTCCTTTTTCATCTATCTCAACCTTTTTTAATTTTAGACTCATATTTATTTCCCCTTTTAAAAACAAAAAAAGGGAAGGAAATATTCATTTCCTTCCCATTTAATTCATTTCATTCATCAAATACCAGTAGGTTGATTAATATCACTATCTCCCTTTAACGGATCAGCATGTTCTCTAGCATCATTGCTTAACATTACGCTATGTCCTTCAGAAGTAGCCGCATTACTATCTTCAACAACCTGAATTACACAAAGAACTTCCTTAGACTTATCAAAATAAGTATATCCAGGGAAAGCATCCATTGTGAAATCAAATGTAGAAGGATCGCCAGTACCAGACATTGAAATTGTAAATCCAGACTGAACTTTAACATTAGGGAATGTTAAGTTAGCAGGCATATCAATACCAGTAGCCTGTGCTCTGAATAATGTATCAGCTTCAACATAGTAATAACCGGCAAAATCAGCAGCTGTAATCTGGATTTCAGAAACAGTCTCCGCTTTTTTAATTACATAATAATCTACCATTACGTTCATACTAGTTGTAATGGCATCTCCTGTATTATTTTTCTTAGGAGTAGGAATTGTTAAAATACCATTACCATTATTATCATAAGCAAAAGTCATATCAGCAGCAGATGTAATTATATCACCAGTAATAGAACCATCATCTTCTGTTACAATAATAAAGATAGGAGCATCTGTACCAGCATCAACAGTAATTTGATTAGCACCTGTAACAGGACCAAAAGTTCTTAAAGCATCTGTTAAATCAATAACACCACTACCACTGCCATCAATAGTCATAGTTGCTCTAGTTGTAGCATGAACATGAACATTCTTTCCAGCTTCTTTAACAAGTCCAGCACCAGAAAGCATAGCAAGAGAAACAGGAGAAATAAGAGCATCAGTTAAAGTGAAAGTAAGAGTCTTATCACCTTCCCATGCTATTAATCTAGCATTACCTCTACCACCTTGCGCATACACTGTGCTAGAAGCCTGTTCCATTGAAGATGCTGTTGCTGTATCAATATAAAGGACTGGTTGACCAACGTGGAATTTATTTGTACCAATTGTAGTTTCCTGTTTTGCACGGAACACAATATTCGCACATTCTCTTACACCAAATTTCATTGTGTGTATCCTCCTTATAGTTTTTCATCTAAATCACCCATCCAGCTCGGGACGGATTCAACATCTTTAGCTCCAGCTAATTTTAAACGGAAAACTGTTTCAAAGTCCTCTTGCATTTTAAAACGCCGAAACTAATCTACCAATTGATATAAAGAATAATTCATTAACTAATTCATATCTTTTTGTAAGCCAACTGCTAAAATAGAAGTATAACGATACAGAACTTCAATTGAAGTTTTATCACTTTTACCTTTTAATTTAGCTAATTTAGCTTGTCTTTCTTGAAACTTCTTTACTAAAGCTCTCGCTTGAGGACCACCAGGATTATAACCACCTTGTCCATCCTCCCCTTGTATATACTTCAAACAAAACATTTCTGACACAATATTTTTAAAACCCTAGAAATTTTCTTTCGTTAAAGAATGTTCCTAAAAACCTTCCTAGGTTTTCCGTGAAAGTAATATACTGGTAGGAAGAAAAACAACTTTATAATCTGGTAATATTAAAAGAAAAATTTCTTGCAAGCAAATTTTTACTTCTTGAACTGATAAATCATTATTCCTTAATATTGTCATTAATACTTCAAAATCTGAAACTTTTTCTAAATTAATTTTGTCCTTTGTTTCAAGACTATTTTTAGAAAAATTCAAATATTGACATCCTTTAAAAAAATTATTCTCCCCAATATAAGAAATCTATTTTATACTAGGCTGATGAAGAATTAACTATGCTGCTTCGTAAGGTATATCTCGTTTAGATAATAAAGCAATTTTCTCAATCAACCTATTCTTCTCCCAAATCTTCTGTAAAATGCTATCCCAAATAAGATAGCGTATACATTGAAATGTCCTCATTTAAAACTACAAGATTACATCCTAAGAATTTATAATAACCAATACCAGTTAATTTAATTCTTGACGGCAATGTTTTAGAAGAATCTTTAGTTTCATCAGAAAGACTATTTAAAATACCATCGATATACCCGCATATCATTAAAGGACGAACTTTTAATTCATTTAATACCCATGCATCATTATAACAAACAATATCCATATTAATTATATAATCTCGATACTGTGAAGAACGTCTATTTTGAGAAAAATTATCTTGAGTTATAATAATATAACTTTTAATTTCTTCATGTGTTCCACGAGCAATTTTAGGATTCAATCGAATATATCCCTCTTCAATCATCCTCTTTACTGTATATTTATCAACAATAGCATTGTACTCTTCATCCTTTGCTGGATCTAAACAATCGGGAGAATTAATTATTAATAACCGTTTCAATATATTGCTATAAGGACGGTTCTTTATAAAAAGTGTTTCTAAAAATTTATTAATGTCCTATGGACAAGAGAAAAAGGGAGAAAATATCTTTTTCGTTGAAATTAAATCAAAACGCATAACAAACTCCTTTTATCTCATAGAGGCTCAATAGGAACTTGAATAGAAGTCTATCCATATTTTACTATAAAACCTTCTTTATTTGCTTTTTTACTAATAACCTCAAGTTTTAAAGTATCTTCAGTATAATCTAAGACTTTAACAAGAGAATCATCAGATATATACCAATCTTGCGGCTATTCATAATTTTTAGCTTTGTATATTAATATATCGTAAGGATGTGCGGCGGTCGGTCCATCAATTCTAGCCTAGGTATGTTCTGCATCATAGGCTACCTCCGCCTAGATCTGAGCGGCTTCCGCATTTTTCACTTCTTTAACGAACTGGTCCGCAGAAGTGTACGTTTCTTTTAATGCCACTCTTATAATACCTGAACTAAAATCTCCTGTCTTACTAGTGCTATAATTTTCATTATAGGCTTGCACCTCCCAAGGTTTACCATTAATTATTATCCTATCAAAACGTTGAAAATATGCTAACGTATCTTCATCTTTTGTTATATATAATAACTTGGTATAATTCATATCGTTCCAAACAACACCCTTTTTAACATTCCAAAGAGCTGTTGTTTCATTTGGACCCGTCATCCATCCTCTATAGCTAACTGTATTTTCATTACCATCTTCATCTATAACAATAATCTAAATCTACTCATCAGCTTTACGAATTTCCGCTCTAAAATAAGCAGTTTCTTCAGAATATTGCATATAGACAATCCAATAAGTATCTGGAGTCCATTCTTCTTTATTACCATGAACCCATTTAAAGACAGTCCCATTATGAAAATCAGTATCTATCTATTCTTCACTATCTTCCGGTGCTTCCCTAAAGGGGATCGAAAGGATCTTATCTTCATAATCCACTTTTAATTTATCATGATTAATTAGAGCTTTAAACATAGGAGCGGTGGAAGTAAGAGAATCAACTATCTCCTCTAAGCTTTGAATATATCTAGTTGAATATTTATCATCTATAACAGCTAAACTTGTATACTAATCTTCTAATGTTTTTAAAATATTATTCTGATTATCACTCAACTCTTGATTATCTTGGAGTAAAGTAATAATAGAAATAATATTATTTGCTAAACTATCTTTTTTAACATCATATTTTTGAACGATTGCTCTTTGATAAGATGCTAATAAAGCTTTTTTCAAACTTCTTAACTTATCCTATCTCATTCTCGTCCATTGGTCTTCACCACCAAAAACACTTAATCGTTTACTCATTTTATCTAAACCGGAACCGAAATCATATGAATGGCTAGGATTTTTATTTAAATCGGCCCGATACCGTTTCCGCATATTATCTCTAGCAGACATATCTTTTTAACTCACTTAGTAAACTTAGAAGTTCTAATATAGTTCTTCGATAAGTAACCATATCAAACTCACTAGCTAAACTAAGCAATCCTTTCATTTTACATAGTATAGAAAAGAATAATTCTTCCTAGCCATCTATTAAACTAGCCATTCCAGCCAGTTCCTCAATTAAAGTTTCTAACGGTTTTTCCCAATTTTTTCCTTCTTCTCTTAAAGGAAGTAATTTATAAACTTGATTTATAATTCTTTTTAAATTACTATCTATTGCGCTCTTGCTAATAGAAATACCTAAAGTTAAAACCACTTGTTCCATTCGCCAGTTCCTCCTCTAGGTTGTTTCTCCATTATAGAGCTAATTGTTGATTTATAAATTCCACTTTCAGGATCTCTCTTACGTCTTTTATATAGTCTCTGTAAGTGGAATCCCTCTCTCTCGTAATCTTTCTTTAATTGTAGAATTTTTTGCATATGGTTAGCCTGAGAAGTGAATTTAAAATCACTCCCGCTATATTTCATACGAGTATTTTCAATAGTAGCTAATTGCTGCCCTAACCATTCTACAATCATATAAGTTGCAATTATATTTACTTCCTATTGAGTTAATTTATTTACAAAGCATTGTGTTGTAAATGGTTCTCCTATTTCATCAAATTCCCCTTCTATTGGCATTTCTTCGTACTAAAGATTCTGTCTTGGAAATTCAAATTTAGGTAAAGCAGAAATTAAAAGTTCCTATAAAATCTTATCAGTATCCTAAGGAGTTAGTTCCATATACATATCATCTGTAATTTTTGAAAGAAAACTGTCATAAACAACAGAGAAAGGTGTACAATTCATCTCATCCATCATACACCTCCTAATTTATTATTCTGATTTAACTACACGACGAACTCTTTTACCTTCATCTTCAGTTTTCTTTACCGCAGCACGTCTCTTAGGAGCTTCGGTCTTTTCTGTAGGTAATTCAGTTTCTTTTTTAATTTCAATAGCATTAGTAACATTAAAATGAAGTTTTTCTAAAATAGCTTCTCGTTTAGCTACATCATTTAAAGGAAGCTCAACTGCAATAACCTTAACTAAATCTGTAACTCCTTCTGGAGCAAAATCTAAACAATCTAATAATTCATCTAATGTTCCTTCTTGGAGCAATTTTTTAATATCTTCTGGAGTATAATTATACTCAGGTTCTACCTCTCCAAGTAATGCGGCGACCGCTTCATCATCCTATATAACTAGGCTATCCCTCAATAAGGCCATGCCGCCTGGTAAATAAGACAACTTCTTTAATTCATCGAAAGAAATTTCTTTTACCTCTTTAGGCTGAAAAACTCTACGTAATCCATTTAATTCTGGAATCTTATAAAGAACAGTTCCATTGTCCCTGTTTCTTACTTTTATCATTGTATCTTTATTCATTTTTAACTCCTTTTATATCCTAATAAAAAAAAAGGACTTAAACACTATAAAAACTATATAATATTTAAGTCCCTTTTACTCTTTACTTTATAGTGTTATATTAACTATAAATTAACCATTTGTCCATGTTTTAGCTACATTATTTTTACTTAAAGTAGTATTCTTAAACACACAAATGCCAGGATTTACATTATAAACTGCAACACCCATCTTCTTGTATGTCTGGATTTCTCTTGACCAGTCATCATTTTCACGCTCTCTAACCGCTGCTGATCCTTCAAAGGCAATCTTAACAGGTTTTTCAGCACCAGTAGGAATAATCCAAGCATAACGAGGATCCATAACCTTTACTAAGTTATTAGCATCTTCGAAGCTTTGAGGAAGAATAACCATCGTATGTCCTTTATAATTACCAAAAGTACCATTATTCCAAAGATCTTCCTTCATTCTATCAGAAAGAGCATTATAATTAATACCACCATCCTGTGTTGGATGCATAGTTGCTGCAAATTCATAAGTACAATAAATTGTACTCTTACCATATACGTCAGCTGTAGCAATCAAGCGATCAAATTCAGCTTCATCCCAAGATTCACCACTGGTCTTATTCACAGCAGGAATATTAGCGCCTTCTGTCATAGTAATAAGAGCTTTTGCAATTTCCTTATAAACTACTTCATCAAGACCTTCAAGGACTAAATTATAAACATCCGCCATTGTAATACGACCATCAAGGAATTCCTCGAAGCCGATTTCAGCTGCTCCGCCGTATGCAGCCATATTGACTTCCATTGTGTATCCATCAAGCTTGAATGTCTCATATCTACCAGCAAGACCTACTCTTGTTACAAAGCTCTTTGCTCTCTTCTTAGAGTATTCACTAACTCTTACACGGAATACAGGCTTATCACCCTGTGCATAAGTTTTAATCTCAGCAAACTGACCATAGTTCTGCATAACCTTTGCAGGAAGGATTTCATCAAGACCTTCTTCAATCAGTCTGAAAATTGTATTTTTATTCTCACGATACAATGCATATGTACCAGCAAGTTCATTCATTTCTTTTTGAAAAACTTCATTAAGAGCTTCAAATGTTAATTTCTTATCGCCCCAAGCGAACGCAATTGAAGGATTTAATGAAGCACGTGCAGTAGCCTTAGCTAATGCTAAAAGTTGATTTCTATCTAAAGCCATCGTTCATTTCCTCCTTAATCATTTAATTCTTTGAAGCTTTACTGCATACTGTCCATCAGGTAAAGTATATTCCGCATTAGAGTTCTCAATTTGAGTAAAATGAGGAATAACCTGGAAAACAATTCCTGTTGCAGGAACATTGGGGTCATTACTTCCCTTTGTATATTTTTTTAACCAACCCTTTTCATCAATAACTACATAATCACCAATACTAAGTTGAGGAAGAACAATTGTATCATCCTTACCTGTAACAGTTGCACCAGCAGTAGTTCTAAAAGTATTTGTTGTGAAAATATCACCAACAAAAGTTCTTAAAAGTCTAGGATAAATCTTTCCATCAGACATATCTTTTGCTAACATAGCAAAATCTTTATGATTTTGGTATCTTTCATCATATAACTTTTCTTCATTATATACCATAAACCATTCAATATCTCCATCGGTACTAGCTCTGCCATGCGCATAATCATATTTTAAAAACTGTCCATTCTCAAGCTGAGTAATTGGAACCCACTTAGAATTCTTATACTCCATCGCAGGAAGCTGAGCATAGATTTGACCATTATGTGGAGCAGCCATATGCTGACGTTCTACTTGTCCATAGCCTATTCTTTGTAATTCTACAGCCATATTAAGTATCCTCCTAATTAATATCTATTCATTGCAGATTCAACCGCCTTAACCCATTCAGGAACTGTTGAATCCTCAGTTGCTTTAATATCAAAAGTAGTAACAGGATTTTCATCCTCTTCTACTGTTGATTCTTCATTTTCAGAAGAAGTATCTAAATTAAAATTGACCTTCTTTTCAAAGCAAATTACTGCTAATTTAGATTTAATATCTTCTAATGAATATTCACTCTTATGTTCAATAACATCCTTCTTATCTTCATCAGAAAGCATATAAAAATCTTTAATAAGGTCGTCCTTCTCTTTGTCCTCTATTTTTTTCTTGAAAGTTCTTAGTTCTTCAACTTCTTCCTTCAAAGAAGCATAACTAGATTGCAACTCATTATATTCCTGTTCAAGGACAGTGAATTTCTTCTTCTTATCTTCTTCATCATCTTTCTTTTCTTTGTCAGCAGAGTCATCATCTGAACCAGAAGCACCTCCGCCATTGTCTTCATCCTTCTTATCATCCTCATTTTCAGAAGGATTTTCTTTTTCTTTTTTGTCCTCTTCATCATCTTTTTTAAATTCTGAAGTAGGCGCTTGCTCACTAGATGAAGACTCATTCTCATTAACTTGATTCTCAGTAAATTCTGTTGTTACTTCAGGTTCTACAGTAGTAACAGTCTCATTTACTGAAGCTTCAGCTACTTTTGCCATAGTATTGCCTCCTTCTAAAGCATACTTTAATTCTTCCATCATAGTGAACAGAGTATGCTTAAAATTATCATCAAGAGAAAAAGTTGCACTAACTTCTGGAGCAGTTACACCACTACCCTAGAAACAAGGTTCAACTTCATCTCCTAAAATACAGAGTTTCTCAAATATTGCGTCATTAATTATAAAAAATTCCATATTATTATTTGGGTTTGTTGCCCAATGTCCTTTTAAACTTTTTTCATCTAATTCCATTGAATGAGGTTTTCCATCATCTTCAAAAACTTTTTTAGCTTCTTCAAATTGACCTTCCCATAAATACCCAGTGGTCATTAGATAAGTTCTAATTATGGAATTTCCAAAATCATCTTCCTCTTCAAAATCTTTAAACCAGACTTTTGCATCAGGAGCTACAAATCCATATGGCTTAGTGTTATTTTTAAAATGAACACCATCCCCATCAATTGTTATCTCTTCACCATGGTCTGTAAAATCCTCTTTATCTGGTTTATAATACCCAACAATAGGAGCGCCTCTAAGAGTTTTTGCCATCTAAGTAGCAACCTATTTAGAAATAAAACTCTTATTACGGTTTTGTCCAATATAAAAAACTTTAATTTCACATGCGGACATTAAGGGATTAATATCAAGAGGAGTAAGATTAATGAACTCTGGACTTTTTATTGTCGCTACACTTTTATGCGCTAAACTCATATTTTACCCCCTTACATACTTTCTCTATTCTGTAATGTTTTTTCACTTTTTTGATTATCCTATTTCTAAGGGCGGCCGGCCCCTTCTCCAGATTGACCTGGAGTATTTCCTGCTTGACCTGAGCCTCCGCGTGAAGCCGCAGACCGCGCCTGCAAAGCTTCAGCGTTCATTGTATTAGAAGTAAGCGGAGGAACAAATACACGGACAAGATCTAATATATCATTTTCAAAGTACGCATTTGCTAATACTGAACTTTGAGTTTGTCCAAGTGCCACTTGAGGTAACATTTTATTATATCCCATTTGCGCTTGTTCTTTATACAACTTTGCTAAATCTTTATAATTATAGATAGTAGTTGTTAAAAACTGTGCTTGATAATAACATTTCTTTGGAGACTTGTTAAATTGCTCAAGCATTAAATTTAAAAACGACTCAAACTGTACTAAAAGATTATACATAGATGCTTCATCATTAAGAATAGAGTTATTTAAAGCAGTGTTATTATCACTGTTAAATTGTTGCTGTGAAACACCAGCTTCATTATAAACTCCTCTTTCTACCTTTGTTAATTCATCTACAGTAGTTGTAGTACCTCGATCTGACATATCAGCGACATCAACGTCCGCAAAAGTAGTTAAAACATCTACTCCTATTGCTCTTGTAAGCATCTTAACTGCATTATTATGAAATTCTCCAACTTCATCAATGTCAAATACTAAATCACCATTTTTATCTAATGGCATTTTTTGAATAATAATCTTCATTAATTTTTGAGCCATTTTCTTTCTATCTAAATCTTTAGCATTATCTAAGTCGATAATAGCAGGAATAACAGAAATAAAAGCTGGATAATCCTAATCATTAAGATTAAATTTAATTGTACTTTTAGGGTCTAATAAATACCATCCTGGAGTGTCACCAGGAAAAGTTGGCATTAACTTACCTTTACGATATAAATTATATCCCTTTTTAAACTCTGGCGGAAACAATTTTAAAATTGCTTGCCGCTGTCTCTCATCATGGAAATGATCATCAAAATAGTGCATGTTAAACTAAACAACTGGTCTATTGTCAACCTTATAACGAGTACGACAGTATTTAATAGGCAACTCTTGAATAGTCATTTTATTTGGTCTAGGAATTAAATATCCATAATAACAACCATGTCTAATGACTTTTAAAGCAACTTCACCACAAAATCTTTTTACCTAAAATGCTTCAAAATATTTTAATACTTTAAAGAAATTAGCAAATTGTTTTTTGCGGGCTTTGTTATCTGCCTAAGTCTAGCCTGCTCCGACGTCACCCAGGCCGCTATCCTGATCAAGTAGACCTTCACAATTTTCAATATATGGAGTAATAAACCAATCATATTTATATAAATAAGCCATATATCTACATAATCGAGAATAAATACCACTAGTCTTATAAAAGAAATTAGAAATCTACCTCATTCTTTCTACATCACCGGTATTAATCGCCATTAATACTTCCTTTTTATCACCAAGAATAGGATTGATTCTTTTATATTCTCCAATATTTAAAATTGCATCTTCAAGTGTTTTAGCTCCAACTCTTATTTTTGAATAATCTAATCTCCCATTGCCGGTGCCTTCTAGCATTAAATTTTGTTTTCTTATTTCTGCTGCTCTATTTATCAAAGAAGTCACCTTAACCTTTCATCAAAAAATATCTGCTTTATTCATAATGTAATCATATGAAATTAAACTTTCATCCCAATATGGAATCAATATTAATTTAATTCCATGTTTTTTACAATACTAACGTTTCTGCATATCATAATATTGTTGCTTATTTAATCCAGAAACGCCACCAAAGATACTTTTTGCTTTATAATGTTGGATTCCTTGGTACTAAATCAAAAATTCCAATTCATCATCATCATCAAAGACAGCGAAGTCAAACCTTAAGGCATGACCTCCCTGCCCTATTAAGTCAGGAAAACTATACTCTTCTTTAAAGTTAAGGCCTGCATTTGACAAAATTTCTTCTATCTTTATTTCTGCTCGTGAACTTCTCATAAAAATATAATTTCTCCTTTCTGTTTTACATTTATATTTAAAAAAATAATATTTTTTCTTTTTAAAAAATGTCCTCAAGAAAATAAGAGAAGTTTACTAATATCTCTTCCTTTTCTCTTTTTTCTTCTATCTTCCTCTTGTTTAATATAATATAATCCATAAACAAAAGCGGAAAATTTATCCTTTTTAATACCTCTATTCTCTCGTTTTAAAATGATATTAACACCTTCGTTATCTTCAATAAGATTTAACATTTGCTATCTTAAAATGGTAGTAAGAACAAAAGGTTTCAAATACTCATTTCTTCTCTCGGGCGTCATATTTTGACCTTGTTTTGTTTCCATTAACTTAGCTTTTGCTTCAGCCTCGTCTATTAAGAATTTTATCTTCCCACTTGACATTTGAGTTTGAGCAAATGAATATGCCTATGTATTAATAGGAGCATTAGCTTTGATTTGAAAGATAGCATCTTTCTAAACATCATTTACGCCTTTAAAATATTTTTTATAAACACCCTAATCATCATTTTGAATACCAAAAGGTGGAAGATACTAACCATCTGGTGTTTCTTGTGCTTTTACCATAAAATCTAAAAGACCAATACCAAGTCCATTGGTATCTAATGCAATTGATCTAGCTTTATATTTATAATATAATTGTTTTATATTAATAGCTTGCTATTCAAAATGTTCTGCTTCATAAGTATAAATATTAACAAGAGACTTCAAAGCAACTCCTTGAGGTTGCGGCGTCACCTTAAAAATATTAGCCTAGGTTGTACATCCAATACGACCTACGTCGACTCCAATGACATAGTAAGCATTTTTACTGGCGCGGCCGCTATATTCGTACTACGGTTGTCTAAGTGTTCTATACTTGTCGAATTTCTAAGCAGAGAAAAACGCATTTTCTGCATCTCCCGACCATACACTTCTATACTACCTATCAAATGAATCTTCATTAAAAGTTCCTGCCAGTTTCAACTGCTATACAAAGTCTTCATCAAGCAGTCCTTCTGTAATAGGAGTCTCATAAGTTCCTCCCATAATCATAACTTCATCTGGCTATATTAAACTGCGAATTAAAAGTTCTATTAACTTATCATACGCAAATGAATTTTTCCAACCTGCGGTCGTTATATAAATTTGTGACTTATTAATTATCTATTCACTATGTCGTGTTCCATCAGGAAGTAATCTATTAACGTTTGTAGTGGGGATAATGATTTCATTTAATGCAGTTTGGTCAATTAATACACATTCTTCCATTAATCCGCCTGTACGTCTTTGTCCTCTACTACTCTCTTTCGCTGCTAAGATATTTATAACAGAGCCATTTTTAAATACATAATTAACATCATCTTTAGATTTTTTAGAAACACCACGGTTCCAATTAATCTAATTACTTAAAGCAGGTATTAATTTACATATCTATTCTATCTTTGCCACGGTAATACTAGCCGCCTGCTATTTACCACCCGTGGTAACAAATAACTGCGCTCCAGGATATAATATACATCTTAGCATTAACGCCATCATTGATAAAAAGGACTTTGAATACGCACGAGGGAACGTTGCATAAACATACCGATGCCGCATAACTATTCTAAGGAAAACTCTTTGATAAAAATAAAATTGAAAAGTGCTTTCAGGGCCTTTCATATAATCTATCAAAAGGTCAGGATATTTTCTAAAAAAGCTAATTAAATATCTTAAATTATCTAATTGACTTAAAAGTCTTTCTTCAGATAAACCTTGCTTTTTAGTATCATGCTAAATATACTGGTCTAAAATATTACTCAGACTCATTGCTATCCTCTCCCTTCATTTCTATTTCAGTCTTTTCTTTTTCTGTACGAAGGAAGTATTTATAATCTAAAATATCTTGATCTGTTACTGTATAATAATCCTAACCCTTAGCTTTAGCTGCATCTCGGTCTTTCTTCTTTTCAGCTGCTGCCCGCGCCTCTTTTATATAATCCTCAATCTGTCTAGCAAGAGCCTTGTCTTCATAAATTAATGTTCTATTATAACCCTTCATATCATCTATGACTTTATCAACAATATCACGAGGAGCTTTTATCTAAAACTCTGGAATATAATGACCATGTTTCTAACAAAAGGCAACCATCTAGCCAACTGAATCAATGAATTGATTATTTTCTTCTTTCTTCTGTGCGGCCGTTACTTTCATAGACTTACGCAACTGGTCATAAACACGGGACAATTTTTGATAACTTTCAACGTCACCTATATCAATTGCTTCATCCATTTTTAAATATGTTTTACAGATAAACATTAACGTATTTTTACTATCTGCATCTTGAATATCAAATGAATTCATCATCTAAGTATATTTAGTTTCAAGCAATAACCATTGACTAGGTTTGTAATTTCTTCCCCATTTCATCGCCAAATATTGTTTATCTTCTTTTGTTAATTCAGCCGCGGGGTCGGGTAAATCCTATTCCGATAAGAAGTATTCCTCTCTAAAGGCATTATCTTTACCAACCGGGTCCTCTTCAGGTTCTGCCGGCCGCATCATATACTAATGCTACTTTTGAAAAGCAGAAGAAACTAAAGTTCGATATTGAGACTAGGTAATTTCACCTTTTTCAAAATCTTCTTTCAATTTTTCTTCCATCTGCTTTTGTTGCTCTTCTTTAAACTCTTTATTAAGATTAGCCTCCTCTTGAGCTTCCGCACTTGTTGCCCAATTGTATTTCTTCCACTGATTTAACCTCATTTTAGAAAAATATTTACCAACAACACTCATTCCGTTCATCTTTCGGCCCTTTTTGGCATACTATTTTTCTCTAATCGCATTCCATTCACTTGGAACCCAAGGCAAATCAGCTTCCTAGATAATCCATAAAAAAGTGCTTTCATCATAATTGTCAACATGCATAGTTAAACACTATTTGCATTGGTCAAATTTATCTCCATTCTTTTTAGAATAGAATTTTAAATCTTCCATCACTCTCTAGCACTTGGTGCATTTCTTTTTTGCCATATTTCCTCCTTCACTATAATTCCATTCTCAATTTCTATATGTTTAATAATTTCAGGTTTTGGAATTATACGTTTCCTTTTATTTCTGCACTATTTACAAATTGAATAAAATCCATCTTTACTAGAATTATTCTTGGAAAAAAATTTATTATGTGCTAATTTAACTTCACCACATCTTGAACATTTTTTCCATTTCCCTTTTTCTTTTTCTAAATAGTACCAATGTAAAAAATCAATTTCAGCCTGCTCCGCAATTAATTTTGGAATTTTATTTCGCCAAAGAGAAGAAATATATTCAACTGAATGTCTTATTCCATGTTCTTTTTTTAATAAATCTTGAATTTCTAAATTAGACTTCCCATCTATTTTATATATCAATAAACTATAATAAAGAGGATATTTTTCTTTTAAAGCTTTGTCCACTAATTCTTCTAAAACTTCCATCATATAATATCCATCTGTATAAAATTTTCCATAACAATCTTCTTTTAGTCGGGAGTAATTTCTTAAAAGAGCCGAGACATGTTTGGGGTTCATAAAAGATATTAAACTTTTATCTTTTATTTTTCCATCCTAAGATATGGAAATATTATCATCAAAACTCATAGAGCTGAAATTTTTTACGGCATTAAGACAAAAAATAGGTTGTTTATAAGACGTCTTTATAACATATTGGTCTTGCCGCATCTATATAATTTGTTTTTTTAGAAGAAATTTACGTTTACCACGAGCAGTTTTTGCAGCTTTTTCGACTTGCTCAATAGCATTACGTAGCTCTCGTAAAGCTGGAATCTCTTCTAAATCTTCTTCTGTAATTGAAATTTTAGGAGTAAAGATAATATTTTTATCTTCTGTAAAGAGGTTATATACTCCATCTTCTCCATTTTCAAATTTTCCTACTAATCCCTAAAATGAAGTCTACCGTTTATTTATTGTAATTAATCTATTATCAGTGTTAACTGAATCCTATCTTTTTCTTTCTTCTTTTGTTTTAGCAAATATGATATAATCTGCTAATACTTCTAAATACCGTTTTGTCAGCTTCTAGGGAGGTAAGGAAGCTATAATCTTTTTTACTAATTCATTACGTTCTACCGGTGACTAGATCGTATAATCAAGTTTTATTTTTTGAGGATCTATAGTGTCATCTTCGGAAATATTAACGCTATCTTCTTTTTCTTGCATTATAGGAACTCCTTTCTCTCATCCTTATGTCTTATTATACCAAAAAAATTTTTCATTGTCAAGTTTCGTCCAAAAGATTTTTTATTTGATTTTTTAAAAAAATAATGGTATTATATTTATAGAAATGAAAAAGGAGAAAAGAAATGATAGATTTAATTCCAATGCTTTATGGTATTCCTATTGAGGGAATTGAAAGAGATATTAAAGATGGAAAATATATTTTAAAAAGTCGTGGTAATATTAATAGTAATATTAAAGCTCAAACTGTGATTGTATATGGAGACGTAAAGGGTAATATAAAAGCTGATCAAGTTGTTGTTATTAATGGAAAAGCAACTGGAAATATTCATGCTGATACAGCAGTAGGTTTAAAAGATAAAAAAACAGAAGAAAAATTTTGTGATTCTTGTAAATTTTTATATAATTACTATGGTTCTCGACATCTTGATTATTGTGACAAATTAAAAATGACTGTTCTTAAAAAAGGAGAAATTTGCCGTTTTTATCAAGAGGAAGAAAATCCTGCAAAATAGGTTTCTTCTCCTCATTTACCTTTAAAAAAAGTACGTTATTAACAAAAGAGAAATAAGATAGAAAGGAAAATAAATATGGAACCAATTACTAATATTGTATTATCAGTTTTACTTATAACAATGTGTGTTTCTGGGGTACTTACAATCGCAGTTTTCTGGTATTTTGTTTTAGCAAGATTATTTGACGGTATCGTAGGTATAAAGCCAACTGATAAAGAAGTTGATGAAATGACAAAGTAATAAACAAGAGTAGAAAGTAGAAAGGAGATGCGGGAGCCCGATTAAATCTGGATTTAACTAGATAAATCGTCGTACAACCGCCGGCCGCATGAATTATATTTTAGCAATTTTTGAATTTATAGTAGGTTTTTTGAATTTATATGTATATTCCCAGAATGATTCTTTTAGTAGTTTGTTATTAGGGATCATGCTTATTGCTTTTGGAGTTTCTTTTTGGGTAAAGGGGTAAAGAATGAAGAAATGGATTAAAGTAAATGAATATTATAATGGAGATGGTTCTAGTTCTACGCGTTTAACTTTATATAAATACAAAGAAAATTATAGCTTTTTGGAGAAATGAAAATTTAACGAAGGTTTATTTTAATCATGATAGTATTCTTTATACTAAAGAAACTCCTGAAGAAATAATAAAATTAATGGAAGGGAATAAGAAGAAATGAAAATAGCAGATTGGATATGTTTTATAATTATATTAATTATTTGTTTTTGTTTTTTAAAATGTTTTATTGAATATACAATAAAAAATATTTTGAGGAACTTGAATAATAATACAGAAAAAATTAAAAATAAATTAGATAGTTTAGATATTGATATTGCTAAATGTAGGGAAGAAACAAGAAAAACCAACTTTAATTTTGAATTAATTCAAGAAGAGCTAAATCTTATTAATGAAAAACTCGTGGTTGGGAAGAAGAATGAAAAAATTTGTCAACTGGTTGATGAAAAGAAAGAGTTAAAAGAAGAGATTGAAAGATTAAATAAAATTAATCAAGAATTTGCAAGAGATTATTGGGAAAGAATGAACAATATTTCATATTATCCTCTTGTTACACTTAGACCTGGGGGACATTTTTGAGGAGGTAGAAAAATGGCTAAATATAAAAAGAAACCAGTAATTATTGAAGCATATCAAACTGATAAAGAAATGGATATTGAGACACTTGAAGGTGTAATGCATGCATCTGTTGGAGATTATATTATTACAGGTGTGAATGGGGAAAAATATCCTTGTAAGCCTGATATTTTTGAAAAGACATATGAAGAGGTCGTAGAATGAGCAAGTATATCATAGATATTCCTGATGGAGTTGAATGGGGAGTTGTAACTTGTAGAACTGAGGATGGATTCTATACCAGGGATTTTGATTCTCTTGAAGAACTTAATTCTAATTACATCAATGAAAACTTCGGAGATTTGCAAGATGCAGCATATCAGAAAGGTTATAGAGCTGGTAAAAGGTCTGAACGTGGGTGTTGGGGTTGTGAGTATGAAGGTAAAACAGGTGAACATTTGCCTTGTGATTATTGCATGAATAACTTCACGAACCAATGGATAGCAAAGAGTGATAAGATTGAGGTAGGGGATGAGGTAAAAAGTCTAGATGATTCGGGAGCGGAGATGGAAAGATTTTTACCATGGATTGTTACGATTATTGGTGATGATTATTGTCAAGGAATTGACAAAGAAGGCAGAGTACATGCTACAAAGAAGGAAAGAGCTTGTAAGACAGGCAGACATTTTGATATTGCATCAATATTGGAAGCGATGAGGCATGATTGATAAGAGTCGTTATTTTGTTTTTTAAATTTGGGGTGTCGTTATTTAGTTTTTTAAAAATTTGGGGTGTCGGGGTTGTCGATTTTTTGTTTTTTAAAAATTTGGGGTCGAAGGATTGACGAGGGCATTTCATTTTGACAATTTTTTCACAGATTATCCCGAAATATTACCCCCCCCGAAAAGTTTTCTGGTACGTTGCGTAGAGAGGGAAAAATTTTAGGTGAACGCTGCGTAGTCTAGTCCCAACAAAATTCCTCTCTTTTGAAAATACCCTCTCATTTTTCATCGGCTCAGGCGCGAGCGAGCTGAGCCGAGTTTTAGTTCAGAAGTGTGATTGTGAAATTTTTCACAGAGCCAGACCTTGTTAAAAATTTCACACTTAATCCTTCAATTCAATACAAACGTTATTTAAGTGTTAAAAGTTTAACACACTTCATCACGGTGAAGTGATCCAGCACCAGAGTGTGTTAAAAGTTTAACACTTATTTTGTGTTTACTTTGGAACGGTTATTTAAGTGTTAATAATTTAACAATCGCCCATGCGCCAGCGCTTGTTAAAAATTTAACATACTTCAATGCGGTGAAGTATTAATGTGGCACAGTCTTGTGCTTGTTAAAAAATTAACACACTTTAATACAATGAAGTGTTAAAGTGATCTCGCACTGGGGCGACTTTGTTGTTAAATTAACAACAAGCCTGTTAAGGATTTAACACACTTCAACACAATGAAGTGATAAAGAGTCAAAGTGATAAAGTGATAAACACATCAACATATTAAAGTGTTAATACATTAATGTATTAAAGTATTAATGTATTAACACATTAAAGTATTAATGTATTAATGTATTAATGTATTAGTACACTAAAGTGTTAAAGTATTAATACATTAGAGTGTTATTAACACACAGACTTAAGATTGTTAGTTAATTAACAAACAATCTATCTTAAAAGAAAAGAGTGGTTTTTTACCACTCTAAATCTTTCATCATTTCGTTTTCAAGTTCTTTAATTTCTTTTTTAAGAAGTTCGATCTTTTCGAGATTTCTGTTAAGATAATTGGCTTTTTCAAGTTCTTTGATTTCATTTTCAAGTCTTTTAATTTCGTTCATCATTTTGTTCACCTTTCCTTTCAAGTGGTTGTTTTCTTTTGTTAAGTCTATTATAGCACTTTGAGTTTTGATTGCAAGCACTTTTTGCAAAAAACCTAACTTTTTTAATTTTCAGACTATTTGATTAAATGTTTTAAATTGTCTGAAAATAATGAATTAAGAAAAAAGAGCTTGCAATTAAATGAGTTATAGTATATTATAATAGATGTAAGGAATACATACAACACACAAAAGAAAGAAGGAAAGAACAATGAAAAAGACAATGGTTACAGTATTAGTTATCTTAGTAGTATTTGTTAGTGGGATCGGATTTGGTGTACATACAATGATGAATCACATCTATTCAAGAAACGGAATTGTAACAGAAGTAAACACAGAAACTAATGAAGTGATTTGGATTGACAGTGTTGGCTATGAATGGGCAATAGAGGATACAGACGATTGGATGATTGGAGATGGAATAACAGTTATTAACTTTGATATGTTTACAGATAACATTGAAGATGATTACACAATAAATTATAGATACAGTAATAGATGATACTAAGGAAGCGGGCGGCGGTCCGCTTCCTCTTTTATTCTAGCATCGGCTGCGGAGGGCGCCGCCGCAGCCCGAAAAATTATACCACGCCACGAGCCAACTTGTCAATATCAAAAATCAACTTTTTTCAAAAAAGATAAAAATTCCTAAAATTGAAAGTGGTTAAAAATTAGCAGGCAATTTGATATTATTTGTCTTGCAATTCATAAGGTTATCGCTTATAATGTATACATAAGGTAAAGGAAATAAGCACATAGGAGAGGAGCTTAAAAATGACAACATGGTACAGATTAGTTTACAGAAACGGACACAAGGGAGCATGGACAACAGATTTTGCTAGAATCAAAAAAGATGCTGAAATGTTCAAGGCAAGAATTGAAACAAAAGAAACAAAAACTTGCTAAAAAAATTAAATAGGGGGTTGACAAAACAGCCCCCTAGGGCTTATAATAAAGATACAAACAAGAGAGGAGATAAAAAAATGGAAGATAAAATGGAAAGACTTGCAACTATCATGTATCAAGAAGATAAGGAAAGATGGGAAAAAGGAAAACCTTTAATGTATTTTACTGAAGAAGATTTTAAAGCAGAAATGGAAGAAAGAGAGGGAAAAAATAAAAAAAGGGGTTGACAAACATCAACCCCTATGATATACTTAAATCATCAAAAGGAAGGAGATTTAAAAATGACTAATACAATGACTGTTAAGGAACTTATGGCAATTCTTGCAAAACATGATGACAATGAAATTGTTTCTCTTACTTCCTGGGCAGATAATTGGGGAGACAATTCTGGAGCAGAATTATCTTTTGATAATGCACCTTATGATACAATTATGGAATGTGAAAATTAAAAAAAGTATTGACAAACAAAACACCTTTTGATATAATTAAATCATCAAAAGAAGAAAGGAAGATCCAAAAATGAAAGCATACAAAGTAGAAATTGAAAAATTATCTTATGATTGGGGACGTTTTGAAGGGTGGAGACTTTTAGGATACTACACTAATAAGGGCAAGGCAGAAAGAACTGCAAAAGAAGCCTATGAAAACAGAAACCACATTGACACCGGAAAAACATGTATCACTGAAATTGAAATTGATACTGAAGACTAAAAAGTTTTCAGTATTTTAAAAAAAGTGTTGACAAATAAAACGTTCTTTGATATAATAAAATCATAGAAAAGGAAAGGAGATCAAAAACATGATGACACACGAGGAGATGCTTACAAGAGTAATCAGAGTTAAAGGATTCGAACACAAAGACACAATCTGGTTTGCAGGTTGGCTTGAAAGGAATACAGACAAGCCTTATCAGATTAAACTGGATGCTATGGAAGCCGCACTGGATGACACAGAGTGGAATGAGGAAGAGGACTGAAAAGTCCTCTTTTTTTGTGCGGTGCGCGGGCGGCCTTCCATTCCGCCGCGCACCGCGAAGCCATATTATACTACAGGTCGAGGTTTTTGTCAAGTAAAATCTGCATGGCAATCTGCACAAAAAGATCCCGAAATCTTTGTGCATTTTGCCTATTGTAATTGGCGGTGGGTGTGGTATACTAGAATCAACAAAAGGAAAGGAGATACCAAGATGAACAGCAAGCACTACACCAAGGACCGCCAAAGACGTGAAGCAATCATCGCTCAGATCGGAACAGGAACTGTTATAAAGGAAGTGGTTGTAGACCGTGGTCATAGAAATGGACCTGAAGTTCACAAAATCACCGATACCGCCCTCATCCTTGTATACAATCAGAGAACTGGAATCCTCGTTACAAAGCTTATCGCAAGACCTGCTCAGATTCTTAGATACTATAGGGAAGATGAGCCGAAACCGACAAAGGTTGTGGAACTTGCAAGGGTACACGCTAGAAATAAATATTATGAAATGTAAATAAAAGGGGTTGACAAACCTCAACCTCTATTGTATAATAAGATTATCAAAAGAAAGGAATTGATCGAAATGTTAGCAACAAAGACCCCTAATAAGAAAATGAAAAGAGAGCATGATAAACAGAACAGAGTTCTCGTAACTTTTAATACAGGAACTAGAGTTCATAAGGACAAAAAGAAATATAATAGGGCAGACGGAAAGAAAGTCCTTAGAAATTATTTCTAAGGGCAAAAATTTCCTATTGACAAAAAAATTTTTTTATGATATAATAAATTATAAAATAAAAAAGGGAGCAGGAAATGAATAAATTATACACAATGGTTGGAATTCCGGGAAGCGGAAAAAGCACAATAGCAAATCAGATTCCCAACGCAGTTGTTATTTCTTCTGACGCTATCCGTAAAGAATTATATGGAGCAGAAGAGATACAAGGAAATGGCAAACAGGTGTTCGACCTTGTTTATAAAAGAATTGGAGAGGAACTAGCAAAAGGAAATGATGTAGTATTTGATGCTACTAATTTAACTCCTTGGGCTAGGAAGGCGGTCTTCCGCTTCCCCGCCGAAAGAATTGCGGTCTTTGTTAATACTCCTCTAGATGTATGTCTAGAAAGGAACGCCGCCCGCGAAAGAAAAGTCCCCGAAGAAGTTATTTATAGAATGTATCATAATCTTACATGCCCCAATAAATCAGAAGGTTTTTCAAAAATTATTACAATTTCTACTTGACATTCTTTTGTTAATAATATATAATTAAATCATCAAAGGAAAGGAAGTGAAATAAATGAGACTTAATACATGGGAATTTGGAAGCATCCGCATTGTTGATTTCAAGGAAATCACCATTTTTGATCGGTGGATCCGAGATGATATTCTTGGGGAGTGGAGCTACTACCAGCTGGCAGATAATTATGGGGAGATTGTAGCAGTTCATAACTGGGAGGATTAAAAATCCTCTCAGTCCCCATTTTTCGGACGGCGCGCGGGCGTCGCTCCCACTCGCCCCGCGCCGAAGTTCCATTATACCATAGGCCGCCCACTTTTGTCAAGTAAAAAATGCTAAAAATTTGCACAAAAATTTTTCCCAAATTTTGTGCAAAAAGTTGTTGACTCTAGAGCTAGGGTGTGGTAATATTATACTTGTCAAGGGGAGAAAGAAAACAACCTCTCTCGGGCGCATAACCCGATGTAAGTAAAATAAAAACTCTTCACAAAAAACAACCAGAAAACCCCTTGACAGATCACTCAACGAGTGCTATAATAAAAAAGTCGAGGGGATGAGGTATCCGCCACCTACATGAACCAGTGGTACTCTGTATAAGACATAACCATCCATATCGAGAGGAGAAAATACCATGACTGCAACTAAGCTTGAAATGATTCTGAATAGAAGAGGACTTGCACTGAATACAGTAACATATAAGGTCTTAGGGTCGAGATTTGAACTGCCGTCCGCAACATTCCTCGGATTTTTCAATGGATTCGAGTATTGGCTCGGCTTCCGCTCCAATATTATTTACAAGCTTCAGTAAGGGGGAATTTAAAATGGAAATGATTTATATTATTCTGCTGTGTGCTGTTGTTATCTATACTTGCTATTTTGCTTTTGATAATAGCGAAAAAGATAATTCTTCAGCAATTATTACAGGTTTTGTTCTTGCTTTGATTTTGTTTTTAGTCGGAATGATATTATTCCCCCAACTTTTTTCAGAATTTTAATAAAAAGGGTTGACAACCTACCCCTAATTTGATAAAATAAGTTCATAAGGTAAAGGAAATAAGCACAAAAGGAGAAAAGATATGAGAAAACTGGTTATTAAGGAATGGAATGAGTTTGGTGATGCTAAGGTTGAACTGGTTAAGATTACTCCGCCCGATGAAGTTGAAGCCAAGGCTAAGTTCGATGCGGAAGCCCCTAAGAAAAAGGTCGAGCTTCTTGCAAAGGCAAAACCCGAGACATTGGCAAGAATTGCCGAGATTAAGGCAAGAATGTAAAAAAGGGGTTGACAAACCTCAACCCCTTTGATATAATAAATATACAAGGTGAGGGACGGAGAAATGACTAAGAAACAGATGAAAGCAAAGAACAACGAACAGAGAGTCAGGGCAACTTTTAACATCGGTCAACGGACACACAAAAGCGCAAAAGACTACGATCGAAAAAAGTTAAAAAAGGACTTGACAAATAGTTATACTTTTGCTATACTATAATCAGAAAGAGACAAGAGAGGAGAAAAAGGAAATGACAATTAAAGAAATATTTGAAAAATTTCCCAATCTTAAAAAAGTTAATGAAGTAAACGTTGGGATGTCTACTCTTGAAGAATGGGAAAATGAAAATACCTATCTTCAAATCATTGATGATACAATTATGTTATTAGAACATAAAAATGAATATTTAATTGATAATCTTTAAGTTAAAAAAGTATTGACAAAAAATAAAAAATAAGATATAATAAAATCATCAAAAGGAAAGAAAAAACAACAGCCTCAAGAAAAGGAGAAAACAAATGAGAAAAGTTTTTTGGATTCCTAAGAATGAGTTCGGCGATGCGGATTTCCTGTTCGTAAATATCACTCCTCCCGATGAGGTCGAGGGTAGGGCTAAGTATCTTAAGGAAGAGCCCGAGAAGCGCAAGGCGCGTCTGCTCAAGGCAAGCCCCGAGACTCTTCACCGCATTGCCATGATTAAGGCAAGGGTTTAAACCCTTGCCTACCAAAAGGAGAAAATCATGGAAAGAAGAAAGAACATGACCCAGTGGGAAAGAAATGCGGTTGAAGCTAGAGATACCTATGGCGCCTATGTAGATTGGGAAGACCGCTTCTATGAGTGCCCCGAATGTGGCGAGCCGATTTATGAGTGTGACTGGACTGAATCCGAACTTTGTAATGTTCTTTGCCCCATCTGCGGTGATGGTGAGGACTGGGAAGATGATGTAGATGAAACAGGATTTGATCCCTACATGGGCGACTATAGTTATGATTGCTAAAAATTGGCGGCCGGCGCTCGGTCGCCCACTACCGAGCGCCGGCGAAATTTCATTATACTACACGCAACCCCATTTTGTCAATAGGAAATTTGAATAAAAATATTTAATTGTAGATCCCATAATTTGTGCAATATTCCGGTATTGTATTTTTCATAACATTCGTTTATAATTATAATTGTCAAGGGGAGAAAGGTAACCCAAGGCAAGCCTTAATGGGTAGGCGGTTCAACTCCGCTAAGGTCGCTCCTTAAACGAAAAAAAACGGATTGCAGAAAAACCCCTTGACAAAATCAAATAAAGTGATATAATAAAATCATCAAGAGGAAAACAAATCACAAAAAAAGGAGAAAATTATGAGAAGAGTATTTTGGACAGAGAATAATCAGTATGGCGATGCAACTTTTACTTTTGTAAAAATCACTCCGCCCGATGAGGAGATGGCAAGGCTTAAGTATCTTGCGGAAAAGCCTATGAAGCAGGCGGAGCGTCTTGCCAAGGCAAGTCCCGAGACTTTGGCAAGAATTGCTGAAATCAAGGTAAGAATGTAAAAAAAGGGGTTGACAAACCTCAACCCCTTTGATATAATAAGTATACAAGGTAAGGGAAAACGGTTTCAAAAAAGGTTCGATTCCTTTCTTACCTAGCGAGGGGAATAGCAGACGCCTCCATAAAGCGAAAAGTAAAATATCTAATAATCCTAGGTCTAGTTAGAGAAAAAACTGAGTAGTAAATAGTCGCTGGCAAATGCCAAGTTATGAGATGTAAGTGGGTGCATACCTGGTTAAAGAACTGGGTGGATTAGGTTCAAGTCCTAACATAACTAATCTTAAATTAAGGGTTGACAAAGTTCTTCCCCTAGTTTATAATAAATATACAAGGTGAGGGAAGCAGGCAAGGGAAAGAACCCAAGGCGCCAAGTTGCCGCAGTAAGTCCAGCTGATAAAGTCCCACCGCCGCAAGCCGAAGTCCTACTTTGCGGGATATAAATGTGAGGCAACATGCGGGGAGCGTCTGGAACCCCCAGGCTGGTAGGATGGACGCAATATTAAATTAAATCAAAATGAGGTGATAAGAATGAAAAAATATCATGTTAGTTACATGGTCGCTTATAGTGAAGTAGTCGAAGCTGAATCTGCTGAAGAAGCTGCTGAAATTGTAGCGCACGATTGTCCTTATGATGTTGATGGTGGCGCTTTTGTTGTAGACCAAGACACAGGGGAAGAATTTGATTTTACTTACTGATTTTTGCCCGCGCCGCGGCCGGGCGCTTGCAGCTGGGCCGCGGCGAAAATTCAATTATACCATACCTGAGCCACTTTTGTCAATAGGAAATTTGTACAAATTTTTTTTCATGTGCGTCCCGAAATTTGTGCAACATTCCGGTATTGCATTTTTGACCCCCATGCCTTATACTATAATCACAAGGTAAGGAAAGGAGAACACAAGATGAACAAGGTATTGGTATTCGATATGGACGGCACGATTGCTGATTTATATGGTGTGGATGGTTGGCTTGCTGACCTTATGGCTAGCAATTCCAGACCGTACAGGGAAGCCCGCCCGCTCGTGGATATGGAGCAGTTAAACAATATTTTAACTCAGCTTAAAGATTTTGGATGGTATATCGTCATTACATCGTGGCTTGCAAAAGATTCCACAAAAGCCTACGATACAGCCGTCCGCAAAGCAAAAAAAGAATGGCTTGCAACTTTTGGTTTCCCCTATGATGAAATTCATCTTGTCAAGTATGGCACAACAAAAGCGGATTGTACTAGAAAATATGGCGGCCGCCAAGTTCTTTTTGATGATAATGCTAGAGTGCGTGAAGGATGGCATTTAGGTGAAGCTATTGACGCCACTGAAATGATGGAATATTTGTCAACCCTCTTGTAAAAATAGGGGTTGACAAAATCCCTATTATCTTTTATAATAATACTTGTCAGATGAAACAAAACACAAAAGGAGAAAAAGCAATGGACAGAAGAATTAACTATCTTATGGGGCTTGATACTGAAACTTGCAATGGTATTATGACAGATAATAAACTTGATTTAAGTCAATCAATTGTGTATGATATTGGTTGGGTTATCACTGATAAACAGGGCAGAATCTATGAAACACGTTCATTTCTGATTTATGAAGTTTTTGTAGCAATGAAAGACGTTATGGCATCTGCCTATTATGCGGAAAAGATTCCGATGTATTGGGAACAGGTAAAAAATGGTCAGCGGAAACTTGTTAAGTTTTCTACCATGTACAATCAGTTTTGGGAAGATGTAAAAAAGTATAATGTGAAAAATGTGTTTGCTCATAATGCTAGATTTGATGTAAACGCACTGAATAACACAATTAGATTTTTGACAAAATCTAAAAAGAGATTTTTCTTCCCCTATTCTATTGAAATATGGGATACTCTGAAAATGGCACGACAGACAATAGGCAAGCAGAAAAGTTACAGAAAATATTGTGAAATTAACAATTTTGTAACAAAACATCGTGTCCCTCAGCCTCGTCTTACTGCTGAAATTCTTTACAGATATATTACAGGGGATGTAACATTTGAGGAAAGCCATGCAGGGCTGGAAGATGTACTGATTGAAACAAAAATCCTTGTTCACTGTTTCCGTCAGCATAAAAAAATGGAAAAGCGGCTTTTTGCCGCTTGACATTTTCCCCTTTATCCCTTATAATTAATTTATCAACAAAAGGAAAGAGGTGACAACATGAAATACAATTTTAATGGCAAGGAAATTAATATTCCCGATGCGGAAATTGAAAAAAACATGAAAGTTCTGGAAATTTCCAGAGATGAAGCAATTGAAATGTGGCTCGATGATAATGACTATACAGAAAATGAAGTCGTTGAAGAGCTTACAAAAAAGGCAAAAGAAGTCAAGCGGTATGAAAAAGCTGATAAGCCTAGGAAAGAGCGTAAGGTGGAGCGCAAGGTAGATGAAGAAAAAAAAGAACTTCTGAACCTTTGCAGAATCCCTATCGAGGGCGCAGGCGGAATTGTTACAAATATTAAGAATGAAGCAGAATTTTCGTTCACATTTGGTAACAATTGTTACACTGTCAAACTTGTCAAGCATCGCCCCCCTAAAAAGTGAAAATCAGCGGATTGCACAAAAGCAATCCGCTATTTTTATGCAAAATTTTTTTCAAAAACCTCTTGACAAATGCGGCGGGAGATGCTATAATGGCGGGCCGCGCACTGCGATGCGCGGCCGAAATTTCAATTATATCACACGCCAGCCATTTTGTCAAGTGAAAATTTATCAACATTTTGCACAAAGATCTTCCCAAAATTTGTACTTTACAAACAAAAAAATATTTGATATAATATATTTATCAAAAGAAAGGAGAAAAAAATGAAAGTAATTTGGTATTTCCGCATCCCTTTTGGCGGTAGAGCTTTTCGCCTTAAAGAAATTTTCTTTAAAGACTATTATGATATGATAAAAAATTTAACAAACCCTTGGTGGGAGCATCTCCCTTGTATTGAAAAACATTTTGTCAAAATTTTTTAAAACCCCTTGACAAATAAAAAATCATCTGTTATAATAAATACAAGATAAAGAAAGAAGTACAGGGTTAGGGGCTGATGCCTAAAGGTACGGTCGAGAGCCTTCGGAAAACTTCAAAATCTTAAAAAAAACTGTTGACAAATAAAAAATCTTGTGTTATAATAAATACATAAGATAAAGAAAAGGACGTGAGCAAGATGAGAGACCCCCCGTTAAAAGGGCAGTAAGACCACCAAAAGGGTTAGGGTTAGATGTAGATGATTCAAGTCACTCTTCTATTTAGGCAGTAAGTCCCTTGATAAAAAATAACTAAATTAAAACTTTAACGACAGTTTCCAGTTGCAAACAATAATGTCGGGAAAGGAGCCAATGAAAATGAATTGGTTTAGTAGATAAGTGGTGCGGGGCCACGATGACAAAAAAGACCGTAGGGCATAAAAGGCGGTGGAATTGGCCAACCACCGCTGCCCGCCTGAATAAAAAAAATAAAAAAAAGTATTGACAAAATAAAAAAAATAAGATATAATAAATACATAAGATAAAGAAAACAAATAAAAAGAAAGAGGTGTTAAATTATGGCAGACAAGAAGATGACTTATGCAGTAGCTATTGACCGTGCCCTTGCGGGTGACATCACTAATGAGGTAGTCGAGAGACTGAATGACCTCAAGGCTCAGCTTGCAAAGCGTGGTTCAGGTCACAAGGGTCAGACCAAGACCCAGAAGGAAAATGAGGCACTCAAGGGAGTTATCCTTGAGAATCTGAGAGCCGAGGTTGATGGTATGACCGCTACCGAGGTTGGTAACTCCATTGCGGTTACTTGCCAGAAGGCTTCCGCAATCCTTCGCCAGATGGTCGAGGCTGGCACTGTCCGCAAGGACAAGGTAGGCAAGGTCGTCCGCTTCTATGCGGTCGATTGAGCCACAGGGTAGCATGGTTGCTTAGTGGGGTTCGATTCCCCACCTACCCTATCAATTTTCAATATTTGGTTTCCTCCTTTCTTGTGTGGGCACCCCCTTCGGGGGGTGCTTTTTGTTTGCGGCGCGCGGACACCGCCCCGCGCCGCTTTTGTCAATACTGGAATGTTGCATAAATTTTTGGCGCGATTTTTAGTTATTTTGCCTATTGTATTATTCCTATAATTTAGTATAATTATATTATCAACAGGAGGGAATAAAAATGTATAAAACAATTTGGATGATTAAAATAAATAATACTGAAACTGTTGAATTTGCTTATTACCATTTTGGAAAAACACCTAAATTTCCTTCATGGTACATGGAAGAAGGTTATTTCTATGAAATTGAATTAATTTGGCATTTTAAATTAATATTTACTATAAAGGCTTTTTACAAATGCTTAGTTCATAAATATATTATAAAAACTATTGACAAATAAAATAAATCTGCTATAATAGAATTATCAAAAGAAAAGGAGAAAACAAAATGTCAAAATTTGAAGTTAAAAAAACTGTTACCCTTTCTATTCCTACTAGTTTCCAGAAAGAGCTCGCGGACTTCGTTATGGTTCTGGAAGAAGATGGCCTTGACTTCTATCTTCCCGAGATTATTGAAACTATCACTAACAAAGCACCTAAAACAGATAAGTTTATTAGAGGTTGTTCGAATATTATTGATACTGTTTATATTCAGTATAGAGAGGGGGAATAAAAATGAATTATAATTACTTTACTGGAAGCGAACTTGATTGTTTTGATGGTCGAAAAGGTGGACTTTATTTAGTAGGTTCTTGTAATTTTAATCCTCTCACCGATGAAAAATATTACTGGATTAAAGTAGGAGTTGCAAAAACTTTTAAAAAGAGGATGGCTTCTTACAAAACTCATAATCCCATGCTCTGGAAAAATAGCTATTTCTTCTGTGAAGATGAAACTCAGCGATACTATTTAGAGTCTCAATGCCATGAAATTTTAAATCTGAAGGCGGTAGGTTCTCTCTCTGAAGCTAGCGAATGGTATGAAGTAGATAAAAATACTTATTTAAATATTTGTAATAAAGGTTTTGTTTTCTTTAAAGAAGAAGCTCTTCGGTGTTATAGTTTAGCGATTCTTTCTGCGATAAAAGCAAAAGAAGACACAAAAAAAACTTATTTTCAGTATTATGCAAAACAATTTAAAGAAACTGCGGTGCTGTTATCTTGACTGCGCCGCGGTCCTCGGGCCGCGGCGAAATTCACTATTATACCACCCGCCGCACTTTTTGTCAAGTAAAAAACTACACAAATTTCATCTTTATTTCTCCCATTATTTTGGTTATTATTCCCTCTTGCAAAATCATAAAATTTTTTATATAATATATTTACAAGGTAAGGGAAAGAAAGGCCGACAGTCAAGACGGTCAGCACAACCCCAATTTAGATAACCATGCGCATGTAAATCTTTTAAAAAAGGCTTGACTTTGTAACTGTTGTTTGGTATAATAAATATAGAAAGTGGTTGAGATAAAACAACCCTCTCGTAAAAAAGATGCTAACAACTTTCGAGTTGAACAATCTGCATCTGAGAGATAAAAATCAGTGCCTGTTGCGGAAGTGGTACCACCGCCAAACGAGGAGCATATAACAAACAGGTTTGCTCGTAAAAAACTTTCTAAAAAATAAAAATTTCATATTGACAAAAACAAAATCTTATAGTATAATAAATACATAAGATAAAGGAAAACAAAAAATTCAATTCAAAGAAAGAGGTGTTAAGTATGACAAAGATGACTTATGCAGTAGCTATTGACCGTGCAATCGCAGGTGACATTGACGCTGAGGTGATTGAGAAGCTTGAGGCTCTCAAGGCACAGCTTGCCAAGAGAGGTAGTGGTAAGCATGGGCTGACAAAGACCCAGAAGGAGGGTCTGGAGCTGATGGAGCGCATCGTTGAGATGCTTGCTGATGCCGAGGATGGCATGACCGCCACCGAGGTTGGTGGCGCAATGGATGTGACTTGCCAGCGTGCAAGCGCACTCCTCAAGAAGCTCGTTGAGGACGAGCGTGTCCGCAAGGACAAGGTGGGCAAGCAGGTGAGGTTCTTCCTCGCCTGACCCCTGCCGAGGGGTTTAGCCCCTCACATAGGCATCTAACTGGATGAGCCATTACTTTTTATCCCTTGCTCATGGGGGAAAGAGAATGCCAGTGGGTGTCGATGTGAGGGGCTAAATGCTCGGGGCGCGAGCCTCGCCTCGCGCCGAAAATTTAATTATATCACACCCAAGCACTTTTTGTCAATGGTAATTTTGTACAAATTTTATTTAATTTTTGCCCGTTTTTTGTACTTTACAAATAAAAAAATATTTGCTATAATATATTTACAAGGTAAGGGAAAGGAGAACAGATGAAAAAATTTATTTTGCTTATCACTATGGTATTTTGTTTGACAGGTTGCCATGAAACTACTAAAAGTTTTGGTGGAAGTATGACTATTGAACTTCCAAAAGGTCAGAAATTGGAAGAAATCACATGGAAAGATGATACAGACTTGTGGTATCTTACAAGACCTATGAGAGAAGATGAGATTGCAGAAACTCATACTTTTCAACAGGATACAGAATTTGGAATTTTTGAAGGCACTGTAACAATTATCGAAACAAAATAAAAAAAGGTATTGACAAAATAAAAATCCTTTGGTATAATAATTATAGAAGGTAAGGAAAAGAAAGGACATTAAGTGTATGGGAATGAGTATTTAAGCACGATAGGTTTTAAGGGTACACCGTTTTCCTGTGGACGTGCTAAAACATAAATACCCACAAAAAAGTAACTCAGAAAAATAAAAAAATACTTGACAATAAAAATTAAATATAGTATAATAAATATAACAAAAGAAAACAAAAAATATTTTAAAGAAAGAGGTGTTGAATTATGGCAAAGGCTATGACTTATGCAGAGGCTATTAATCTTGCAATCGAGGGTAATCTGAATGATGAGGCTATTGAGCGTCTGGAAGCTCTCAAGGCTCAGCTCGCAAAGCGCAACTCTAGTGGTGCGCTGAAGAAGCCCACCAAGACACAGAATGAGAACGAGCAGTTCAAGGTCAAGATTGTTGACTTCCTTACCGAGGAAGTCGATGGCATGACCGCAACAGAGGTCGGCTCTGCTCTCGGTGTAACTTGTCAGAGGGCTTCCGCCATTCTTAATCAGATGGTCAAGGCTGAGGTAGTTGCCAAGGTCAAGGAGGGCAAGGTCACGAGGTTCGTCCTCGCTTGACCTCTTCCCAAAATGTCGCAGAGGTGGGTATGAATACCCACCTCTTTTTGGTCGGCGCGCTCCTGGCGAACCGCGCCGACAATTCAATTATAACATGAGTCAACAACTTTTGTCAATAGTATTTTTGTACAAATTTTTATTTATTTTATCCCATTTTTTGTACTTTACAAACAGAAAATTGTTTGCTATAATATATTTACAAGGTAAGGAAAAGAAAACAACACAAGAGGTGATTTAAATGAAAAGTAGAAAAGAGATTTTAAGCCGTATTTATAAAGCATGTTTTATCTACGGACAAGTAAAAGAAAAACTCTTTGAAGATTGGGGATTTGTTGCAGACCTTCTTGAGAATGGAGAAGAAGAGCAAATTATTACTGAAATTTTATACTGTATTGATTTGTGGTTAGATTCAGAATTTCCCTTCTTGACATTCTAATCATTATCTGATATAATTACATTATCAAAAGAAAAGGAGAAAACAAAATGGATTTTACAGAGATTATCAAGGCTATGGAAACTATGACTGATGCGCAGATTGCATCTATTCAGAAATCTGCGGATGGTATCATGAAAGTAAGAGAAAATGAAAGAAAAGTAAAGGCAATTCAGAATTTTAAAGAAGCCTTCGTCGCTCTCTGTAAAGCAGGGGTATACGTTTCTATTGAATGTGAGGATTACGATAATGTTTATATCAGTACAGTAGAACAGTTTGATTTTTCTTAAAAAGGGGCGATTTAAATGACAAATATTGAACTCTATGATATTATTGAAGAAGCACAGCGGACTTTGGTTGAAAACTGGGGTGACCAGGGTAAGGAAGTCATTGCCCTCGCTTTTAAGGCAAGAAAGTTCG